TAAATATATTTCGGTATTTTTGAATATTTAAGTTAATTCTTTTGCATATATCAGATAAAATTCGTAATTTTGCATTAAGGAGAAACAATATAGTTATAAATAAAATATTATACAATATGGAAGAGACAGAATTTCTTAGAGATTTTGAAGGAATCAAGGACTACAGAACGTTCTTGGTAGGCTTGGACAAACAGTTCAAGTCGGCAGGTGTGTTGTATCGTGAGTTTAAGATTTTGGAGGGGATGGCTTTTATCGCTTTAAAGATTAGCCCTTCTATCCACAATTTTATCTCTAAGCAGCAAAGTGCTGTTTACAGTAAGTTACAGACAGAAGTTGATTCCCTGGCAAATAGTATAAAGCGAGGTAAGATATGCTTCATTAAGAACGAGGACTTGAACCAATAAGATTATGAAATATAATTGCATCAGAAATAGTGATTCTCCAGAAGTAATGAGAGCAAGGGTGAAGCACGGCATAGCTGCCTACGGCATCTACGTTGCTCTAATGCAATTATTGGAGGAAGACGAGGATCATAAGCTGTCAAAGGATTATTCTATGATAGCTTATGAGATGCGTGTTGATGTTTCCGTGGTGCAATCTGTAGTTGAGGATTTTGATTTATTCGAGGTTGAGGAAGAATATTTCTATTCTAAGGAACTTTCAGACACCATCGAACAGGCAAGAAAAGTCAGCGAAGCTAGAGCTAGAGCCGGTCGTGCAGGTGGTGCAGCAAAGGCTAGAAATTTCGTAGCAAATGCTAAGGAATCTTCTAGCAAATGCCAAGCAAATGCTAGAAAAAATGTAGCAAATGCTAGTGAATCTCTAGCAAATGCTACAAATTCTCTGGCAAATGCTACAGATATTCTAGCAAATGCTAGCGAATCTCTAGCAAATGCTAAGCAAATGCCAGAGTCCAAAGAAAGTTCCCCAAACCCTTCAAAGAATATATATTCCGTTCCTACGGAACGGGAAGATAATATAAAATTATCTTCTCCTTCTAGCGCGCGCACGAGGAAATCGAAACCGAAAGAGTTTACCATCTGCCACAAGGGACGGCAAATATTCGAGAAGTATTACCAAGAACTCTATGACTCCGCCTATTATTGGCAACCCAAGGATGCAAAGGCTATGAACTCTATCCTAAAGAAGATTTCTTTTGCTAGAAGTCACAAAACAGTGCCGCTTCCGATAGATGACGAGAGCTTGCTTAAGGCATTGGAAGAGTTTCTGCGTCGTATCGACAAGACTTGGATAATGAACAATTTTTCGGTTAACAAAATTGATTCTCAATACAACGAGATAGTATCAGAAATGAAAAATCATAGACAAAACGTAACAGACAATGGAAACAATACAAAGACAGGATGGAAAGCTCCAGACCACAAAGACACATCAGCGTATCGGTCGGGGTTTGGAGTTGCCGTTGGAAAATAGAGAAGTCAAGAACTTTCTTTACTATGCCTACAAACGAGAGGTAGAGAAAAGAAAAAGAACGTTCGTCTTCACTGACGAGCTAAAGGAAGCAATATCGAAAGTCGGGGATTTTCTTACTACAGAGACAAACTTTTACGGGCTGTTTATGCCCGGCAGTATTGGAAACGGCAAGACTACAATGCTAAAGGCTATTCGAGATTTGCTAGTTCATCTTGTGGACTCAAACAAGATTAGCTATTGCGAGGGTGACAAATATCCGCGATTCGTCAAGGCTAGAGATATGGCTTACATGATTCACAAAGACATAAACGAGTTCAGAGCAATCATGAACACTAAGTTTCTCTTGATTGACGATTTGGGTGCTGAGCCAACGGAGATAGTCACTTACGGAATGCACTACAAGCCGTTTGACGAGTTGTTGGACTATCGCTATGAGCAGATGCTGCCCACGATTATCAGTTCAAACCTAACGGCCATTGACATCGGACAGAAGTACGATGACCCAAGAATTGTAGATAGAATGCACGAAATGTTTGATATTTTAAGTTTTGAGGAGGTATCGTTCAGATGAGTTTAGAACAATCACCATATCAGAATCAGCCATTAGTGAATGACCCAAAGGCTGAGCAGTATGTTATCGGAAGTCTTCTTGTTGATCCTACCGCATACACTCTAGTAAGCCAGTATCTAGATGAAGACTGTTTTTACGACCCCATGTGTAGGGATATATGGAAGGCTGTTGATAATATGGGAAAGCAAGGTATGCCGATAGATGTCATATCTGTTTCTGCCGAGCTCAGTAAGCAGAAGTCGAATGTAACAGCATTGGACTTGATGAACATTTCGGCACAGATTGCATCATCTGCACATGTAGAATATCATGCCATCAGATTGCAGGACCTTGGTAGAAGAAGAAAACTCTGGGTTGTCGGGCAGCAGCTTTCCAAGGTTGGATTGTCGGAAGAGATTCTGACCGCAGATGCCCACCAAGAGGCTATAGAGAGTATCGGAGGAGTATTTGAGAAAGCAGATGGAGTGTTCACGCTCGATGATGCAATGAATAGTCTAAACGAGATAATGGTTAAGAATGCCACAGTTGGAGGTGTCACGACAGGAACCAAGACCGGTATGGAGAGATTCGATGAAAAGGGAGGTCTGCAGAAGTCTGACTTGATTATCGTAGCCGGTGAAACTTCTCAGGGAAAGACGAGCCTCGCACTTTGTATGACAAGACACGCCATCGAGAACGGAGCAAAGGTTGCTTTCTACTCTATGGAAATGACGAAGGAGCAGCTTACTGCACGTCTGCTTTCTGCCAAGACGAACATCCCGGCCAACAATATCCTCTATTCGGGCAGTCTGGCGCCAAGCGAGATAAGGATGATTGATGATGCTAGAGGAAAGTTGCCCGGAGAGAATTTATTCTTTGATGACAAGAGCACGTCAAATATAGATTCTATTCTTCTTTCCATCCGAATGCTTAAGATGCAGAAGGACATAGACGGAGCCGTAGTTGATTACTTGCAGATTCTTAACGTAAACTCCAGGAGTACGAGTTTCAGCAGGGAGCAGGCTATGGGTGATGCCGCACGAAGATTCAAGAACCTCGCAAAGGAACTGAACATATGGATCATCGCCCTAAGTCAGTTGTCTAGAGATAGTAACTGTCCGGAGCCGAATCTGAACCGACTGCGTGATAGTGGACAGATAGGAGAAGCTGCCGATGTTGTCATCCTAGTCTATCGAGCAGAGTATTACAACAGAGCGTACCCTGCCCCATTTGATAACAAGGACGATTATCCTACTGACGGAACGGCTATGATAGACGTTGCCAAGGGACGTAATATCGGAACGTTCAAATTCTTTATGGGATTCAACAAAAATACGACAAATTTTTTCAAGACGAATTTAATCAACGAAGATGTACAGGTGCCTTTCGAAAAGCCAGAAGAAGCAGATGCACCATTCTGATAATCAGATAGTTGCAAAGCACTATAATTTAGTATTTTTAACTAAAATAATCGTTGGTAAATTTGCATATATCAGAAAATTTTCGTACCTTTGCATATAGATAAAAGGTAGTACTTTTGACTATCCAGAGCCTACCTTATAAGTTGAACCAATTAAAATTATAAAGATTATGAATACAAAATTAAACTCGCTTAACGAAAAGCAGAGAAAGTTGTGGGCAATAATTCGAGAGGCATTGAATTATGAAGACACGGATGAGGACTTTTATGAATTTAAGGAAGAGGCTGAAGGTCTGCTTGCTGACGATGAGGAAGATTTCTATGTTACATACAATAGTATGGATGACTTTGATGCTTCTGATGTGATAGACCTCATTAACGCATAGTAATCATTAATAATTCGAAGGCTATGGAAGAATCTTTATCAGAGTACATGCTTCGCAGATTTTGTTCTGCTTATCCAACGGTTCCAATTACGCTTTCAAAAGTCAAGGCTTATCTTGACACAGTTGATGATTGGAGAGAGTTAGACGATAGCCATTTGGCACTATTATACAATTTTAATCTTAAAAAATAGAAAGGGAATAATTATGAGAAATTCAAATTTCAATCTTATCAAGTCTTTGGGCTATGTTGTAGTGTTGGTAAGTATTGCTTCGCACTCTGTACCGCACGAATATTGGCAAAACACAGAAGACGGACTTCTGTATGGTCATGTTGGTGACAGTGAAGAAGAACACAAACTTTTAATGATGGAAGGTGCTGTATGAAATATTGTATCGAAAGAATTTGCCCCACAGGTGATGTTTCCGAAGAGTTTGGAGACTACTCCGATGAAAAGGAAGCTAACAGAAACGCAGAGCTACTAAACATGGTAGATCCATTTAATAACTATAAAGTAAAGAAAGAAGCATGAAATACCAAGAGTTCAAGAAAAAGCAGCAGGATGAGTTTGGCAAGCTGCCAATGAAGGCTGCATTTGGAGACAAGCAGTTTAAGGAAATGATGGCTGAATGGGGGCTTACCACAAGTAAGGAAGACCTGGAAAAGATATGTTCCATCGGTGCCGGTGCTTATTGCCTCAAAAAGGATTACCACTTATTTCTGGTATTCGGTGAGCGTTCCGTTAAGGAATCAGAGGAGTTTCTGAGCAGCGATGAGAATTTGGTGGATGCCTTGAAATATGAATTTGGCAATCATGAGTGTGGCCTTACCTTTGAGTTTGAAAATGGTATCATCGCTTTGGGATATACCGTTAAGGAGTTTCTTTCAGACGACAGAAAGAAGAAGCTTTTTGTAAAGGCACGTAAGGAATACATTAATAGTCTGGAGGGTTAATATGAATACAAAGAATTTTGGAAACGGATATGTAGGTATCAAGATCAACAGTATTTCAGAAATAATGAAATACAATGCTCTAAAAGAGCAATTTTCTATTTGGAACGAGTATGAAGGCACTTTTGATGATGATGTCGAGGTTACGGATGACGATGGAAACGTCACTGAACGAGAGCCGACAGAAAACGAGAAGATAGAGCGTTACCTGGAAGCTTTCAATAATGGAACCGTTTTATATGCAGTTTTCCAGCTGGATTGTGGACGAGTCTTTTCCGATTTAGCTACTACATATCAGAGTAAGTATGCTATCGGACAGCAGGTCTTCATTATGAGGGACAACAAAATTGTTTCGGGTAGAATTGTCCTTATATCTCTTTCAGACTATGAAGATGTCAAAAAGCTTTATGTTGATTATCATTCTAGAGATATAGGCGAAAGAATATACAATATAGTGAGTACAAATTTGTGCCCTACAAGCTATCGAAATTATTATTCTTTCAGTGAGCGCGACCGTATAGAAAGATGTCTCAAAACAGCACTAAATAATAATTATGTTATCCTAGAGATAGACGGAAACTATGTAAGTAAAAGGCTTGGAGATATATTCTCTTCAAAAGAAGAACTTGTCAAACATTTAATGGAACAATAGATATGAACATAATAAGAGCTACAGGAAATACAAAGAACAGAATAGATGCCATCTTTACGGGCAGCAAGTATCTGTTCTTCAGCCCAGATTTCGGATTGGTTGCTATTGCAACGAGAATATCAATGGATGAGAACTGCTCTTACTTCAATGTTGAGCTGACAGAACAAATTAAACCTAAGTTGATATACAAGGTTGTTGAAAAGGAAGAAGCTTCCATTAAACGTATCTGCCAATTCAACTGCATCAATTTAGGAGAAATGCCACAGCATACTCTTCTATACGTGATAGACTTAACATTGGAAAGGAGATAGCTATGGTTGTAAAGGAAATGGTTCAGTACAAAAGAACTGCTGATATGGAAGAACTCTATCTGATGCTCAATAATGATTCTGTAGCCTACGACCTTTGGCACGATGCTGCAGAAAATTACGCCCTGAAGATGTTAAATGGAGAGGCGGTAATGATGGAGAATGTCGCCCATGTGATGATTACAAGAATCATCCAGTCATGTGGCAGACTGATAAAATGGCGCAGAAAGATGATACTGATGCCCTGTATATTACCAAAGAGCAGAAGGAGATTGTCGCATTGCAGTGGTTCTATAATAGCATGATGGATTTATATACTTATTATAAAGGTAGGCAAAAGTAAGGTTTAACATAACGGGTATTAAGGACACCCACAAGTTAGATACCTTATTCTTATCTGGCAGCCGGAAAGACGGCAGCCTACCTTTCTAAAATATGCAATTATGAAGGATTACGATTATTTATCTCTTATCGTTGAGATTTCCCCACAGCATCAGAGTTGTTTTGAGGAAATTGAGGATTACGAGAAGGTTTGCAGACTGAATAGTGTCGGTGACCAGAACGCCATCTTGGAATTTATGCTCCAATGGGATTACGGCGAAGATACATCAGATACGCAACCCGAGTTAGACAAATATGAAGATGTGCTCATCGAGACCGACACACATATTCTAGCAAGATGTGAGTCAAAGAACTTCGGTTGGCAGGGTGACGCATTCTTCCTTTACAGAAAGGACAAAAAGAAATGAAGAATATTTATCATATACATCAGTCTTCCAATTCCTATTGGGATAGCCGTTGGACTGACACAGATTATTATCTTTGCGACAGCGAGGATGAGTATCAGCAGAAATTAGCTGAATATACCGAGAAGCGTAAGCAAATCGAGAAGGAGTTCAAGGAGAACCCAACGGAACTTAGCAAGAGTCGCGCACTATTCTTGCAGCTCAGCAAGGAACAGAAGGTGCATGCCAGCGAATACTATTATGGTCATGAATGGTGCGGTAAGGAGTTCGATGCTTTCGGTTTCTGCTGGAGTGAGAGGTTGGAGAGAAGCACGCATTACAAGTACTTCTTGAAGCCGGGTTCCGTAACAAATGAAAGCGTAAGTTCTGCCGTTGGCAGATTTACAGGATATGGAAGTTAAACTTAATAAGATTGGAGGTGAGTCATGTAGAATTAAGTAAAAATCATCGTTAATCAATGGTCGGGATTAAATAACAAACAATGTTTGATATTCTTATTTTGCGACAGCTCGGAAAGACGGCACCCGACCTTTAATTTTAAAAATAATATGGAAATAGAAGAATTAATAAAAATAGCAGAGTCTGATTCCTGGACTGTCACCGAAGAGGAATACACGAATGGGAAAGGATTGCTCTTTTCAAGACGTTCACCTGCAGGTCAAGACTTCTCGATATCAACCGGACCATTTGAAAGTGCTGAAGAATTGATCAACAGCATCCACCAGCGTTACGTAGAATTTGATGCTGACAGTGAAACATATTTATGGTTAGACAACGAGGGCCATGGAAAGAACGGAGCACCATATCGCATGAGGGATGTGCTGGAAGACATGGAGGCTTGCGAGAAAATGATTTACGACTTATTTATTTGTTATCGGGACGCTTATGAAAAGAAGTGAATTATTTATGGCTTGTGCCAATGAGTACAGTTACAGATGCAATTCTGATTGCGACAACTGTCAGTTATACCTTCGTTACTTAAAAGAAAAGGAGGATTGATTATGAAAGGGAAAGATATTATCGTAGTTAGCAGTTTGGGTGTACAAGCGTACTATCCTATTGGGCAGAATCTTAGTATAAATGGGAGAACTTGCGTAGTAGCGAAAAGTGGAGATTGCGTTAATTGCGCTGTTTGTGTACCTAACGTTCCGCTTCACGATCAAGAAGTTACTTGTACAAACCTAGCTTGTACTGCTGACGAACGAGAAGATAAAACTAGTGTTCATTTTAAAGTGGTTTAATTATGAAGGTATATCTAATTTATAAAGATGATGCCTGGCATACAAAGGGAAGCGGTGAATTGCTTAGAGTAGCCGACAGCCTTCAGAAATGTTATGCAACAGCAGAGGCCAATGGAGCTTCGGAAGAGCAACTTAGAGATTTGCGCAATATCGGGCAGAGCCAATGTAGTGGTAAAAGCTACGAGTTTAACATTGAGACATGGGAGGTAACATAATATGAAATATGACGTTTGCATTCAAGAAACTTTGAGTAAGACAATAACCGTAGAGGCAGAATCAAATACGGATGCTTGCTCCATGATTAGAGAAAAGGTTAAGAATGGTGAGATTGTCCTTTCTGCCGACGATTACACCGGTTGTAGAATTATAACGGCACAGAAAGCGTATGGAAGTGAAGACAACGAAGACTGAGTTCAGAGAACTGCTTAGTGTTCTAGAAAAAGCAGCAGCTTTTATTAATGAAAAATCCACAAGGCCCAAAGACTTTGATTTGGCTAGAAGATTAATAAGGTCAAAGGCTTTGCTAGCGAAAAGGAATGGCAGTCTTCAAGGAGAAAGCGGCGATAGTCATTAACGGCATCGTGTACGTAGCGGAACCAATGGATGATTGCGAGGATTGTGCGTTTTGTACGGGCTTGGCACAATGCAGCGTAGATTTCATTTGCATCTCTATGAGAGAAGCATTCCGTAAGGGTTTTAGAGACAAGCCTATAGGTTTCAAAAAATGGAAAGGTTATGAAAGGATCAGAAACATTCAAGAAGGTAATCAAGGCATATCTTGACAAGCGTGCAGCAGAGGATGAATTGTTCGCAAAGGATTACGCCAAGCCTGGTAAGAATATCGATGATTGCTGCGACTTTATTATCTCAGAGGTCAAGAAATCCGGAAGACAGGGGTTTGACGATGATGAGATTTATGGAATTGCAATTCACTATTATAATGAAGAAGAAGTTTCATTCACCAAGAATCAGAATTGCACCATTGTTACAAATCTCTCAGACCAGACCAAGGAGAATCTGGAGAAGAAGGCTGAGGAGGAATTCAAGCAAGCTAAAATTATCGAACTCCAGAAGAAGGAGTCCGCTGAGAAGGAGCGCTTGAAGAAGAAAGCCGAGGCTCTGAGAAAGAAAGATGCTGAGATTGGTCAGTTGAGTTTGTTTGATTTTTAATATGTGAGTTATGAAGCCAAGAAACAAGACAGAACGTGAAGTTGTAAAACTCTCGGACAGAATTCCGGAGTTATCAGACAAGCAACGTGAGTGGGCCATCAAGACTTGCATCTCTGAAGATGATGCTTACAAGTATGGTGACAGATTTTCAAGAGGGTGTTTCTATCTAGTATGCACATTCAAGGGATGGCAGGTCCTCAGATACTTTCAGGTAAGAGTGAAGTTCCGGTTCCACAAGATGATTAAGGAGAAGATTTACTTCAAGGAATGTATGCAGCAATGGTTGAAAGATGGGGAATATGTTTTCCTTGCCAGGCAGCGAACCTGCGGATATATAGAAGATGCTTTTTCTGCTTTCGGAAAGTTGGAAGTAAGAACGCATACTGTATGGAGTTTCTTGGGTGATCCTCGTGATATTGGATTCGATGGAGTATATTACGCTTCAGTCCAAGGCAAGTATAAATATGCTCTCAGAGACTTCGGGGAAAAGATTCTGTGTGACGAAATCTTCCGTTCCGTCAATGCTAACCCATACAATGAAACTCTCATGAGACGTGATATTGATATGTGGAAGGTGTGTAAGTACCATGAAGCTGTCTTCGACAGAGAAAAAATGTCTGCCGTCAAGATTGTTGTCAGACACGGAAAGGCTTCTTATATTTACGATAGCTTGTGGTGGGATATGCTCGACAGTATTATGTATCTTAAGAAAGATGTACGTAACCCTTCTATAGTTTGCCCGGAGAATCTTCGTGAGGCGCACGACAAGTGGTTAAAGGCAGCAGACAACAAGAAAAAGAAAATGGAGGACAGAATGACTAAGCTGCGTTTGATTGCGGAAGAGAAAATGCAACTCAGATATCTGGAGCAAGCTGCTAAAGCCGAAGAGGAGAATAAGAAAAAGGCAGAAGCAATGGCTAATGTATATGTTGACAGAAGAAAGCAGTTCTTTGACATTGACATAAAGGATGGCGCCATAGACATACAGGTTCTTAAGTCCGTCCAGGAGTTCTTTGAAGAGGGCAAGGAAATGGGGCACTGTGTATTTAGGAACGGTTATTACGATGTGAACAGAAAGCCGAACTGCCTCATACTTTCTGCCAAGGTAAACGGGCAGCGTATGGAGACAATCGAGGTAAACTTAGCCGATGTTACCGTTGTTCAATGCCAGGGCCACGGAAACATCAATTCCGCTTTTCACGATACCATTCTGAAGCTTATCAAAGATAATCTGTGGCAGATAGAATCCAGGCTCCCGAACAGGGCTAGTAGAACGGCGTAATTTTTAGTATTTTTGGCTAAAATTTTCGTTTGATATATTTGCATATATCGAGATTTTTTCGTACCTTTGCGTATGAGAAGAGCCTATTTTGCGGTGTTTTTGACTATTCAAGCCGCATATATGCACAATTTTATGTTAAAATATAGTTAATTTTAGATTTTAGGTATTTAGTCATTAAATATTTTATTAAATTTGCAGCGATGGAATACGATTACAGTAAGCTCAGAGAGTTCATCAAGCGTTGTAAGTGGCAATGGGCCACTTCAATGATAGACGTTCCTCATGAGTACATTCACAGAGACAAGTGCGCATTGACAAACGACGAGTTTTATTACTTCGTTAGCGCACAGCGAGACAATGGAGTCCATGAAAGATGGGGGAAGTATAATTTCCCTTACCTTTACATTGACGGTTACAAGTATTGGACGATGGGTGACCCATTCGAGACTACTTGGATTTTGAACAGACAGAAGGTTTTCAACGAGTTCGACTTCCTGGAGTGGCCGGTACCGAGAATCTATTCGAATCAGGAAATGGACGTGATGGCAAAATCTATCATGTTCACGTTCAAGGACAGAAGATTTTTCGAGGCAGGCATCGGAAACGGAGACTTCGTCGCTTTCACCAAGATAAAGCCGGAAATGTATTATGGAGTTGATCCTAGCAAGAAAGCAATCAAGCAGTTCAGGGAGAAGACCTCTGGCTTTTTCCGAAGATGTTCTACTATTTCTTTTGAGGAGGCGATAAAGAAATGGATGTCGGCAGACAGCGTTGTGGTTGCTCTTTTCGGTACCGCTTCCTACTTCATGCCTCAGTATCTCCGCAAACTGGGCGAGAGTGGTTTGGATTATTGCCTTATGTTCTACAAGGATGACTACACCCCTGCAGAGTTCGAGGAAATGCACCATTTCACCTATGACAGAATGCAGTTGAAATCGATGTTCCCGAATTGTAACATATACAATCACAAGAATTTCGTAACCATTTCAAGTAAAAAAATCACCTGGCAACAGGCAACAGTAGAAAATGAATTATTCCCAGTATGATAAAATAGCAAGTAAGTACGACACTTTGTTTCGTGATGAAATGAGTCTCGTTGAGAACCGTGAGGTGGGGCAAATGCTCCCACCTCTCAGCGGTTCAATCCTAGACATCGGATGTGGTACCGGCTTGCTGACAGAGATTGCAGAAATCGACCCACAGGAATATCTAGGAATTGATCCTAGTAAAGGAATGTTGGAGCAGTTCACTAACAAATACCCAGCCTATAAGGATAGGGTTGTATGTGAGCCTTTCGACGGAAAGAGTTTAGATTGCAGAAATTTCAACAATATCGTAGCATTGTTCGGTTCCCCATCTTATCTTTCCCGGTACGCTGTTCTTGCTATATCACAGTGTAAGGCTCGTAAGTTCTTGATGTTCTACAAGGAGAAGTATCATCCGGTCACTTACGAGAAATGCGATGTAGAGTTCAGACATTTTTTCTATTCAAAGAAGGTCTTGTGCAGTCTTTTTGGTGAAGAAAACGTATCAGAGTATCACAATTATTTAATAGTAAATTGCGTATGACATCACAGAAAGGTTTGCGTTATGATGGCAGTATTGACAAATACCCCATCACAGAAGGCGAGATTTACAGTTTAGGCAATGGTAGCAAGATTACCATTGCCGATATTACTTTGGGGCTTCCGGAGTTTTCAAAGAATGCCGATTGCGTATTCATCGACCCAGCAGGAAGTAAAGGTGTCCTCAAAGCGTATTATACCAAGGCGGAGAAGCAATGCCCGGTTGATAATTTTGACGAGTTCGTTGCCCACATCAAGAGGTGCATCGAGCAGATTAATCCGGACAGACTATTCGTCGAGTGCTTCTACAGAAATAAGAAACAGTTGGTTCCTATGGTAGAATCGCTGTTCCCTCATGTAAAAATCTACGAGAACACCTATTATCATAAGCCAGATTGCAAGTGCTGGATTATCCAAGGCACCAAGCAGGCAGAAGACTGGGGACTCCAGGGAATGGATGAATGGGATGCGGTGTTCAAGATTTGTAAGGATGTTCCGTTCAGCTCTATCACAGACTTCTTCATGGGTCAAGGACTTGTTGCCCAAGCAGCCTATGCCGCAGGTAAGGTTTTCTATGGTAGCGATATGAACAGAAACCGTTTGGCTGTAGCCATAAGCAAGGTAGCCAAGCGAGGTGGAGAATGGACAGTAACTAAATAATTACGCATATGATTAAACTCTCTCAGATTATCATCCTCAACGTTCCGAAGCGAGAACGTGAGGGCAAATACCTTAAGAAGTTGATAGAGACCAGCACGAAACCTTATGGTATTCCTGTCAGTATCTCTATGGACCGAGGTAAGGGTCTTTGGGACAATTATTCCCAAGCGTTGACGCAAGAGGTAGCAGAAGGAACCCATCGAATGGTTATCCACGATGACATTACCTTTGACCGCAACATTCTTGCCAAGATTTTACATATTCTCTCTTTTGCTCCAGAAAACAACGTTATCAGTTTCTACAATCCAACAAATGGTGACTATACTGATTGTTACGCAAAGGGCAAGCACGTTATTTCTACAAAGACTAATTTCTGGCTGCAGGCTAGCGTATATCCAAATGACCTAGCCAAGGACTTTGTTGAAACTTCAAACAAGATGACGGATGATCAGACACGTTATGATGATTCGCGCCTTAAGGCATACCTTCAGGCAAAGGGTATCGACCTTTACGCTATCGTTCCCGGTCTGGTTCAGCATTTCGGTGCATATAGAAGCACGTTCAACAATCCAGGCGCCGTAGGTGGCATTCCTCGAAACAGCAAGACCTACGACAACCAGTTTGATGTAGAGTCTGTAGATTGGGAGAGTGAGTTCAAGAATCCTTATTTGGCTAAGTCAAGCAAGGATTGGGTTAAGGAAATCGTAAACAAGGAATTTCTCGATGAATACAAAAAACTCTAAGGAAAATCTAGCCTTGAAATTGGCGAAGGACAATATCGAGGTTGAGCAGGTGAAGCCGCTGCATATTGAATACGTTAAGGTTGATGACATTTATCCGAATGACTATAATCCTAATACGCATGATGCAGACAGTTTTGACCTTCTCATCAAATCGTTGCTCTATTTCGGATTTACTCAGCCTATTGTTGTCAACCGCTCGACGATGCAGATTGTGGACGGAGAGAACAGATACCGTGCCGCCTGCGTCATCGGATATGAGATGGTTCCTGTATGCTTTGTTGATTTCGACGAAGAGAAGTTGAGATATGCAACAATCATGCACAATGCCGCTCGCGGCCACAACAATAATGAAATGATGGGTAGGCTTAAGAATTACCTTGACACCCATTTCAGTAATTCCAGCGACAAGGTATTATTAAACAATAGAAAGAAATGATATTTTACAGTGACAAAAACGTTTATGAGGCAGCTCTTGAAAGATTCAGATACATCTTTCGGGAGTTTTATGGTAAGCGTAAGATTGTCGTGACGATGTCGGGAGGAAAGGACTCTACCGTGGTTCTCAACCTTGCGCACGAGGTTATGAAGGAGATGGGAATTGAAAAGATTCCCGTCCTCTTCCTAGACCAAGAGGCAGAGACTCCAATGACTATCGAGTACATACGATACATCATGCACTTGCCGTGGGTTGAGCCATATTGGATTCAGTCATACTTCCAGGAATGGAATGCCTCAAAGGGAGAATGGTTCAATGTATGGGGGCCTGGAGAAAAATGGATTCGTGAGAAGGAACCAGATTCTTATGGTGATTTGGAGATTCCGCACAATCAGTATTTCTCCAAGACCCTTGATCAGGTACACAGAATGCTCTTCGGCAAAGACTATCTAACTTTAGGTGGTGTCCGTATCGAGGAGTCGCCGGCACGATTGTCGGGTCTTACTAGAGGCGAGTGCCTTCCAGGTATTACGTGGGGAGGTGGTGGCGGATATTATAAAGACGGCACACCGAGAAGTCTGGTACTCTACCCTATTTGGGATTGGAAGGTTTATGATGTATGGTATTACATCTTCAGCAACAAGCTTCCGTACTGTAAACTCTACAACTATCAGTTCACGCAGAAGCCACTCAGAGCGTGCCGAGTTAGTTCCCTCATTCATGAGCAGGCTATCCACGACTTAGGTTTCATCAAGGAGGTTGATCCATGGTTCTACGACAAGCTGGTGCGAAGGGTAGCAAACGTCAATACATCTGTACACGCCTTTAACGAAGTGGCAACATACTGCTACAACTTGCCACCTTATTTCAAGGATTGGGATGAATACGTTGACTATCTCGCAGACAATCTTTGCGAAGATAAGAAGAATGCTGAGACTATCAAGAAAGGCTACCGTTCCGCCAAGAAGAGAAATGTAGCTAAAGCCGGTCATTGCCAGGAGTGCATTGATTACGTAATACATCAGATTGGTTATACCAGCGCTGTCTGCGTCATTGCGGAAGATTTCGGAATGAAGCGCATTCAGAGCGTAGAGCGTTCTTTGCGTCAGTATTTGAGCGACAATTATGTTAAAATAGAAAAAGCTAATAAGGAATATGAATCTTCAAGAGAACATCAAGAAGGAGTTTGATGCTGCCAAGGATAAGGTGCAGTTTTTGAACGACCTTAGAAAGTATATCAGTTCCTTATCTCCAGAGAAAGTCAACCCTGTAGATTGCGTGCTTTGGGTTGACAAGGATATGGTTGTAGCCAACAACTACAACCCTAACCATGTGGCAGATAAGGAAATGCGTCTTCTCTATACATCCGTAAGGGAAGACGGTTACACAATGCCTATCGTTACCATTTGGGACGAGAAGCTGCAGAAGTATGTAATCATCGACGGTTTCCACAGAAACCTCGTTATTCGCAAGTTTGCGGACATCAATGAGCGATGTGGTGGAAAGCTACCTATCGTAGTTCTAGACAAGGACATCGACCAGCGTATGGCATCAACCGTAAGACACAATCGTGCCCGTGGAAGTCACTCTGTCGATGGAATGGTAAACATCGTCTTCAATATGCTCAGAGATGGTGTGTCTGAGCGTGAGATTTGCGAAAAGGTAGGTCTGGAGCAGAAAGAGCTTGTAAAGCTTAAGTATGTTACCGGTTTTGCCAAGATTTTCAAGAGCTATAAGTATAATGCGGCTATCGAAAAGGTTGTCGACGAGAGACGCGTAGCAAGAGAGACAGCCAAGAAGAAGGAGGATAAGAAATGAAAGTAAAGTCAGTTAAGCTCAGTGAAATCTTTCCTTACTATGACAACCCTCGTGACAACACGAATGCGGTTGAGCCTACGAAGGAGAGTATCAAGCGTTTTGGATTCGTTAAGCCTATCCTCGTTGATAAGGCAGGTGTAATCATTGCCGGTCACACAAGATACGTGGCCGCTTACCAGTTGGGTATGGAGTTCGTTCCTGTCGTTTACTCGGATATGGACGACGAAATGGCAAAGAAGTACCGCATCCTCGATAACAAGCTGGCAGAGAAGTCTTCTTTTGATGAAGACCAGCTTTTGGAGGAATTGCGCAACATGGAGGTTCCTACCGATATGCAGGCATTCTTCTTTGAGGATATCAACCAGATGCTCAACTTCTCCCTCGACAGCATCAACCAGCAGGCAGAAGAGTATGGTGGCTTCCAGGATGACTATTCTCAGGTTGATGAGGAGAACTTCGAGGCTCCATCCAATGAAGAGGCTGGCGAAAGTGAGGAAGCTCCTTCAGATGAGGAGGAGGAAGACCCTGCCAAGGATTTGTTCGTTCTCAAAGAGCGCGAGGACGGTTCACATTATATGAAGGTCGTTTGCCCATATTGCGGAAATATGGAAACAATAGAAATTGAGGATTAACAGGTATGGAAGAGATTAAGATTAATGACAAGGTAATTGAGTTACCTATTGACAGTATCGTGCCTCATGACGGTTCGCACAAGACCGACGAGACGGCAGTACAGGCAATCATGCAGTCCATCAAGGATTTCGGCATCACTCAGCCTATTTCCGTTGACAAGAACAACGTGATTGTAACCGGTAACGGTGTGTATAAGGCTGCTAAGGCATTGGGAATGGATAAGGTTCCCTGCATCCGTGTTGACTATCTGACTGATGAGCAGATTAAGCAGTATAGAATCGCTGATGACAAGACGTCCGAGTTTGCCACTTGGAACGAGAAGAAGCTTCGCAAGGAGCTCTCCTATCTCGGTGATCCTAACAGCATTCAGTTTGCTTTCGATGAGAGCATTGCCGGTATGCTTGGACTCAACGCTAAGCCAAAGGAACAGAAGCCTGCGGCCGCACCTTCAAAGGCTGAGACTAACCATACGGCTAAGAAGGTCGTAACGGAAGCCCAGAAGGACCAGAAGTTCAAGGAGGAAATGAAGGGCGTTGAGGAGAATATCCAGGTCAAGCCTTCAGAGTATTATGAGTATAATTGTTCCGCTTGCGGTAAACTAGTAAAAGTTAAGAAGCCATGACAGATGAATCATCACAGCCGAAAGTAAAGTCTTTCGTACATAGAATCCCCAATCCTGTTGGAAGACCATACAAGATTAAGTCTTCTCAGGAATTATGGGATAAGTTTGTAGCTTACTGTGATGATGTTGAAAACGACCCTTGGCAGCAAAAGACTGGTAGCAATTCCATTGCAGGCGGCAGCGGCAAATCCACAAATTCCATGAGACAAGAGGTAAGGGTTTTCAGAAGAGCCTATACCCTTGTCGGATTTTGTGCTTTCTGTGGCATCGTTCAGAAATGGGCGGATTTCAAGAGAGGTAATCTTAAGAGACCAGGCTTTGAGCAGGTGATAACACAGATTGAGAATGTCGTGATGGCCCAGCAGATTGATGGCGCCATGCTTCATCAGTTTGATTCCAGCATTGTTGCAAGGCTCAACGGATTGGCAGATAAGCATATTCAAGAAGTAACCGGCAAGGATGGTGAGGACTTCAAGTTCCCTAAGCTGTCCTTGGATGATATTAAAGAATTACAGAAGATAAATGGACTTTGAGAAACAACGTTTTCTTCATAAGCAGTTAGTGGCATCGTCCCTGCTGCAATTCACTACTAAGATGTTCGCCTATACTGCTCGACGTGAGTATGTAATAGGCGAACATCACAGGATTATATGTGATGCGCTCATGGATGTGATAAGGGGAAAGACTAACAAGCTGATTATCAACATCAGCCCTCGTTATGGAAAGACACTCTTGTGTTCACAGATGTTTATCGCATATGGTCTTGCGCTGAACCCTGCTTCAAAGTTTCTTCATATATCTTATTCCGGAAGTCTCGTCCAGGACAATTCTATGGCAGTCAAGGACACGATAACTTCTACATATTTTCAAACACTATTTCCGAATGTCAAAATCAGAAAGAACGATAACACAAGATCAAAATGGAGCACAACGGCAGGTGGTGGTGAGTATGCTACATCTACCTTGGGTCAGATCACAGGTTTTGGTGCAGGTCAACCAGACTGGACCGAAGAAGACATAAAGAACATGGATAAGTTCATGGCTACGTTCAACCCCGGTCACTTTTCGGGAGCCATAGTTATCGATGACCCTTTACGACCGGACGATGCTTTGTCCGATAACGTCAGAGAGTCTATCAACAGACGTTTCGAGACAACCATCCGTAACCGTGTAAACTCACGTCATACGCCAATTATCATCGTCATGCAGAGGTTGCACGAGCACGACTTGTGCGGTTACCTTCAAGAGATTGAGCCAAATGAGTGGAAGGTTGTTTCCCTCCCGGTAATACAGACAGACGAGGACGGAAAGGAGCGAGCCTTGTGGCCGTGGAAACATACGTTGGAGGAGCTGTACAAAATCAAGCATGCCAGCGAGTTCGTATTCGAGACACAGTACATGCAGAACCCTACCCCTATGGAAGGTCTTATGTACCATGCCTTCAGAACATACGATGAGCTGCCGGACAGAAGGTATGCAAGAATGATTGGAAACTACACCGACTCGGCAGATACCGGTTTCGACTTCCTTTGCTCTATATGCTTCGATGCGCACGATGACGGCTACTATGTTACCGATGTTCTATACACCAAGCGACCGATGGAATACACGGAACCAGCGCAAGCCAATATGGTTAAGCGCAATCAGACAGACGTGTGTTTCGTCGAGAGTAACAATGGTGGCCGCTCTTATGCCCGCAATGTCGAGCGCATAACAAGGGAACACGGAAACAGAATCACCCAGTTCGTAACGTTTACGCAATCGAAGAACAAACAGATTAGAATCTTCACTCGCTCAAGCGAGGTAAACAATAAACTAGTCTTCCCTTCTAATTGGGAACAGTTGTGGCCGGAGTTCGCCCACGATATGAAATCCTACAGAAAGGAAGGATATAACGCCCACGATGATGCACCGGACGCTTGTACGGGCATTATAGAGAAGTGCGAGGAGTGGCTTAACAATGCTACCGATGCACAGCTCAGACGTGGCGGTTTCTTGTAATTTCTTTTTTAAACCATGTCAACTAGGCGTTTGCTCGCGAGAGTAGGCGCCTTAACTATTTAGAAATCAGCGTATTACAATTTAGTATTTTTAACTAAAATAATCGTTAGCATATTTGCATATATCAGAAAATTTTCGTACCTTTGCATATAGATAAAAGGTAGTACTTTTGAATAAACAGGAGCTACCTTACAAGTTGAACCAATTAAAATTATAAAGATTATGAACGGTCTTTTTGAAACAAAGCTTCTCAAATACAAGAAGCACATTATCCAGGTTTTTGAGGATATGTTCGGTCAGAGGTACGTCTATATCGACGGTCAGACACAGACCTATTCTATTAACAATGCAAAGAGAATGATTAGCCTATGTTGTCAACAGTAATATTCACGGATGGCGTCCAGAAGAATGTGGAGCCATCCAACGGAACGGATTTCTCATTGGAGGAGTTGAGAGGATTTGTTGGTGGACACATCGAGTTGGTCCGACTCAGCAAGTCGCAGGTAATGGTAGTTAATGAGGAAGGCAAGGTTTACGACCTTCCTCAGAACGAGAACGCCACGATGCTTGTGAACATAGCAGGCATCAGAGACGTAATAGTAGGTAATGTATTAGTTTGTGACATCAATAAAATCAAGTAATATGGATAAGAACGATTTAATGGAGTTCCTCGTAGAAGAGGCAGAGTATAGTGAGAGTGAAGTAGCCGAAATGACTAACACGGAGTTGCTGGATCATTGGCTGGAGTATAACGGAATTTGCGGTTTCACAGAGGACATCAAGGGTGTTATTAAGGCTGCTTTTGATGTAGATTTGGAGGACTAGCCATGTACAAAGAGAATATAGGAACTGACAGATATGGGCGCACGATGTGCCTATATCACTCCTGCAACACGGTCTATTGCGACCACGTCAAGAACGATAAGGTTGTCAGGACAAATCAGATTAATGTAGATAACGACATCATCTTAATGTTCAGTGCTTCGCATACGAGCGGAGCCTACATTTACGATGAGATTCACAGAAGATACGGGAAATGGCTATGAAACCAATGTTAGCAACAAGATATTATCCGTCACAGACGAAGTTTCCTTGCTTCGTCCAACCTAAGTATGACGGAGTTCGCTGCATCCTTCATGAAGGAGAAGGTGGCGAGGTACACCTCACATCGAGAGGTGGTAAGGAATATGATGTTCCTCAAATTAAGGCTTGGGGAGAGAAACACCGCGGTATGCTTCCTTTGGATGGGGAGATATACAACCACCAGGAATTGACCTTCCAGCAGATATGTTCTGCCGTCAAGTGCCGTTCTGCTATGACTGACAAGCTACGTATGGTTATCTACGATGCACAGATTCCGGGAAGCTTTTCTGCCAGATGGAAAGTTCTGCAGGAGGAGTTTGCTTCCATTGATCCAAATGGACCGGTGTACCTTACGCAGACTTTCGTTGCCCATTCAGAGAAGGACATCAAGCGATGGCACAAGATATTCGTTTCCACCGGTTACGAGGGTGCCATTATCAGAAATGCAAATGGAACCTATATCGAGGGCAGAAGCAATGACCTTATGAAGCTGAAATCGTTCGACACGACGGAGTTCAAGGTGGTCGATGTTTTGGAAGCGGAGGGCAATGATGCAGGTACCGCGATATTCAAACTGAAGTGTGGAGAGTACGAGTTCTGTGCCCGCCCGGTAGGTTCAAAGTCACTCAGAGCTCAATACTTAGCCGACAAGGAAGAGTTGATAGGTATGGCGGCGACTGTTCAGCATCAAGGGTATTCTGACGCTGGAGTGCCAAGATTTCCGGTATTGTTGAACATTAGGGATTACGAGTAATGGCAGCATTAAATATTAACGAGTATTACGGCTGCTTCTCTTGCGAGGCTGCTGACGAGCACGGAAATGGTTGCAGGCACGGTCTGCTGTTCCCAGTACTGCTTGCGATGGGAAACAAGAGAAGCTGCCCAAACTATAAATTCAAGAAGAAATAACTATGGAGTTAGAGGTTAAGCTAAAAAGAAAGTATGAGTCTAAGACAGAAACTTTCGTCCTGATTAATTACAAAAGAGACTTGCGAAGATGTGTCAACATAACTTATCCAAGAGATTGGGATTGTGAAAAGCTTGATGTGTTCATTCAGAACTTTCACGACGTGAACGTTAGAAAGCCTTTATATGTGTCGGAATGGAGTTCTTTGCTTATGAAAAACAGACTGGAGGAAATTAAGAAACTAGGCTATCGTGTTATTGCTATAAATCAGTTACATGGCTATATAGTAAGAAAGGATGGAAAGTTTCTATCCTATCAGCTTGCAAAATATACATCAGAGGGAGGAATAAGTCTCACATATAAATACGTGCCATCTCGAACACATGGAAGTGGTGCTATACAAGGTGGTGAGAGTGGCTATAATTTTGGATTCACCGAGTTTAGTAAAGAAATGCTGAACGATATGATGGACCACCCGAAGCTTTACGGTAAGGTCGAGCACTACAAAGACTTCAATGAGTACCGCCAGCTGAATGCTGGGTTAACAAAGTCACTCAAAAAATAATCTGATTTTTTTTGGTTCAACACAATAAAGTACCATATGATGCGTTATTAATCTGATAGACGGATTATTAACTAAAGCTTAGCTACCGGCATGACGGGCGCATCATATGGGAACATTTATTTTTATTGTCATACTTATATTTGTCGCAGCAATCATTCAAGTATGTTGGAAGAGCAACCAAACAAAAAATCAAGGGAAGGAACTTGAAGAAATAATCAATTCGGTATCAGACTTTACACCTACAAAGAAAGTCATTGGTATAAACAATCAATTTGTCTTTATGATCGATAATAATAGAAAGAAGATTTTCTATTCAAATCATATCACACAAAAGACCATTTCTTATAATGACATTATTAAGGTAGAGGTGATAGATAACGGAAAGACGATTCATCAGAAATCAACAATTCGCACTATTGGTGGAGCCATCGTTGGTGGAGCTGTTGCTGGAAGTGCAGGAGCTATAGTCGGAGGCTTATCTGGTGGAAGCAAGCAAGCTTCTGTGGTATCTCTGGTTCAAGTTAAGATTTTGCTTAGAGATGTAAATTCTCCTTCATTACTCATAAACACTTTCAACGCAAGAAACATGACTGTAGAAGGAAAGCCTATCAAGAGTAACGGAACTGAAGGCTATATCTATAGGAATGGACTTAAAATTGCACAGGAAATTGCAGATATTGTAAACGTAATCATCGATGAGGTTGATAGATGCGGTGGTAACGTTCAGCCAACAGAAATCAATGTCGAGCAGCCACGAGAGGATGATTTGGACTCTGTGCTGAGAGAGATGGTACAATCGAAGAAAGTTATTCAAGCTGTTAAGTTATATATGGATGAGAAGGGCGTTGGACTAGCTGAAGCCAAGAAACATATAGATAGCTTGTAACCGATTGATTTACAGTGGATTAAATTCGTAATTTAGGTTAAAAGATTTGGTAATTTGCCGATTTTTTCGTACCTTTGCATATAGATAAAAGGTCGTAAAATTGACTAAGAGCCGAACACATACAGGGCAACTGCAACGTTACGACCTGCCGAGGAGATAAAACCGGGACGCTGGTTCTCTTAGGCGATTTTCGAGGGCGTGACAAGCGGCTGCCCTTCTTTATTAAATGAGCTTGATGGTTGCTTAATACGAAAATCTTATGGCAACAAACGCAGACATGAGCTTGAAAGAGTTCGCAAAGGAAATGCTGGTCGGAGTTAGAAAGGACCAGGAGTGGTTAACAAGACAGAAGGAAATCACCGGTGATCTCCAGGAGAGAATCGATGAGTGCTTCAAGAGAGTGCAGAAGTGCGACATGACAAAGGGTGTCTACTCCACTACGCAGATGGCGAAGGAGTTGGGCATGAGCAGCGCACAGAAGTTGTACGAAGAGCTGAAGGAGGTTGGCCTTGCGTTCAACCAGGGTTATGAGTGGATGCTGACAAGTCCCTACTCCACCTATCAGCTAACTGAGGTGACTACCCACGTCATCAAGGGCAAGTATACAAGAAGACCTCTTTGGACGGAGCGAGGCAGACGCTGGCTTCTCGCATTAAAGGAGAAGAACATCATCTGCAACCTGCCGAAGCCGAGAGTGCCGAAGGCTGTTGAGAAGTGTATTGCTTCTCAGTCCGGCGAGAAGAAGAAAGAGGTCAAGGTTGAGACGCCAACACCGCTGATGAAGAAAGCCGAGACGCTTAAGGATGAAATCAACTGCCTTTTGAGTCTCATCACAGAGGTCGGAAAGGGAGAGACGATGCTCCTTATGGGAGACATTATGACAATCTCCACCACCATCAGTGAGCACGTGAGCACATTGGCTTTCGAGGCTTACAAGACATTAAATGCGCCAGCGAGGGCTTGAACCAATTAAATTTCCAAGAAAAGATTTGGATTTTCCAAAATAAAATATTACCTTTGCAGCGGTAAAGGAGAAAGATAAATAGGGATTGGATAGACCTCTCACACGTCGGTCTTCGGATGCAGACTTCGGGAGGGTTTCCAATCCCTTGTTTTTTAGTTTAGTAATCTCATAGTATAAAGGATATTTTCACTTGTAAGTTTAGCCTTACATTCTATTCGTTTTCCTTGATAAGTAGCATGGAATACTTTGAACTGAAAATCATGATGGTTACCTTCCTCAATCCTGTCAAATGTTGCTGTAGGAAACCATTCGTTTACATCGGCTGCAATTTGTATTGTTTCGCTAAGTCTTCTATTTCTAATATTCTTTGCCATCGTTTCAGAAAAGAAATTTCGTCCTACCACAAATTCCTCATTATTATTATTGAGATAAAGCCTTCTAGCCGTTTGACCGTCTGGTAGCTCTACCTCTCTAAATTTTGTTTGCATTGTCTCATTAATGAATTCTCGAAGTCTTGCCCTCACCTCTGGTGAGTTCTGTGCAGCTATTCGAACTTGCCTTTGTGACCTTTCAGAGCGAGCGTATTGGGTGATATAGGATGATTGCTTCACCTTATCTTTATTATCATTTACCCAATTTGTGAAGTTCTTAGGCATAGCATTGCTTGGCTGTTTACCGCTCCAATACTCCTTTTCACTCATTATTACCGGGATGGCATAGCACATACAATTCACGTGCCAACCAACCCAAGGAAAATAACTCGGATAGACACCTGCAAGCAAATCACACATATCGTGCTTATGGCTAGGATTGTTGGTTGTCTTTATCTCCTTGCCTTTAATATAGTCCATCCTAGCCCATCTTTCCTGCTCGGCAGAACGGTAGGCCATGTTTATCTCGTTACGTGCCAGACGCACGCTTCTGTACTCGCAGTTCTGAATGGTTATGGCTTTGCCGTATTTCTTCTTATAGGCTTTGGCAAGTGACGGATAATCATTAAGGTACTTGCTGACCTTCTTGCTGAGTTTAACAGCACTCATACCCTTCTCTATGCCGACAGACAGAGATTTCTCCAGAGCCTCCTTTACATCAGCTCTCTGGTTCCATATTCTTTCTGAAAGACCTAGACCTTTAATCTTTCTCTCCATGAAAGCCTTCTTTGCCGCGTTGTTGTGCTCAAAGTAAGCTTTCTGCTTTGCGTCCGCTATCTTCTTAGTAAAGGTGCCGATTACCCTTTTGGCAAGTAGGTCCTGCAGGGTGTTACTATTCTTCCATTCGTCCGATATGCCATTATAGACCAATGCCTGCATATTGTTTGAATAGTAATCCAACAAGGCGTTCACCTTCTTTTCTGTTCTAGGGTAATCATCAAAAGAGAACTCGCCATCCCCATCGAAGTCGGTGGAGGTGGCGATTTTAGCGGACTCCTTGGCAAGAGTCTCATAGATGGAAATGATTTTCCTGGTATAAGCGTTCAGTCTCTTGCCAAGGTCTTTATATGCCTTTTTCTGATTAGGCAGTTTTGGCTTTTTCATACAATTTCATTTTAAAGTGTTTGCAGCAATCCCAGTTGAGAAGAACGCTCCATTCTTGATATGGGCATTTGGCTAGGATAGGCTGACCTTTAAGGCTCATACTATGAAAGTCAGTAGCATGAGCACATTCACGGCAAAAGTGCAGTTTCTCTTCTTCCTTCTTCTTTCTCATGGCTATTCCTCCGAGAATAAGTTAGGCATAGAAGCTGCTGTTCTTGTGGCCTCTACTTCCTCTTCTCCTTGAATCTCGTTGAAAGTCTTGTCAGGATCATCGGAAAGACCGGCACGCTGGATAGATTCCTTCTGGCTGACGAGAGGCTTGTTGCCGTTAGCCTTAAGCCATTTGTCAATCTGGGTATTCTCATCCTCCTGGATGAATGGAGTGATGATGTGCTCTACAGTAATCTCATCCATTCTAGCTGCCCACTTCGTGTTCATCTTGGAAAGGAACGCCTTTATGACGTTGGCCTCTCTCTCAAAGCCTTCAATCCAGGCACCAGTCTCCTCTCCTATCTTAAGATGAGCATCCATGAGGAGTGTCTTTCTTGAATCGTAGCCGATATTTCCAAGGCTCTTCATATTCTCGAAACTGATGTCCGGCATCTGAGACTGCATGAAGAAAAGCTTGACGAGAGTGTCAACGTGATACTTAAGAGCCTCGATAGCCTGCTGCCAAGACACGTAGCTAACATCGCCGTCTTCGCTGACTCTATATACCCTTTTGCTCTCTCCCTTTCGCTCCATTCCAACGATGGCACCGGCAATCTTCAAGACAGGAGCGGAATTGTATGCCACAACATCGCTGTTTCGGGAAATGGTGTACTCGATATTCTCACGTATAGGTTTCAATCCTTCCCAGCATGGCTTGTGCCGGTACCAGAAAACGGCTGGAATCTTGTCGATAGAAATCTCATTTTCATCCACTAAATTCCATCCGGACTCTTCATCGTCTGAAGACAGGTCCCACTTGTAATGATGGTCTGCGGTATAGGTCTCGAAGAAGGTGTGCTCTGTGTCAGTAACCTTACGCTTATACTCGAATGACAGAGCAAGCAAGTCGTCATACTCATCAAAGTAAGGATAGATGTCAACTCCGTCCATTGGAGAGAATGTCTTACATTTCAGTTTGTACTGACTGTCGAAGCCGTAGAGCTTGTTAGGCTTCTTCTGCGTGTACCAAAGTGTGAACATCTGGCAAGAGGCGTAATAGCACTTTGCTCTGTGCATGTTCACGGCATCAATGTGTGCACAGGTGTAGATTTTCTCGATTGCACGCACAATCGTCTTCAGTTCCTCGTCAGCCTGATCATACGTATATACACGCTTGACCGGTATAGCCATTGTGAACTCAGAGATTCTTCTTGTAAGAAGTTTCTCCAATCCGATAGGTAATCTAGCTGCCTTTTCTACCACTCCGTCATCAAGCGTTCTGTCCTGTCTGCCTACGTGGTCTTCTACGATTTCATGGAGCATAGGCTCATACTCAGATAACAGGGTACTCCAAAGTGGAATATCCAACACGCGTTGTTTCAGCTCTCCTATGATGCTGCCAACGTCATTTCTTTTAAAAAGTTCATTAAAATCTATCATAATCTTCGAAGTTTTGATTTGGCAAAATTACGGATATATTCGCATATATTTAACGGTTTTAGTATTTTTAACTAAAATAATCATTAGTAAATTTGCATATATCAGAAAATTTTCGTACCTTTGCATATAGATAAAAGGTAGTACTTTTGACTATTCAGAGCCTACCTTATAAGTTGAACCAATTAAAAATATAAAGATTATGAACAATTCAGTTGAAACAAAGAAGGAAGAGGTTAGAAAGAACATCAAGAATACACTTGAGTCAGCCAAGATTAAGATTATTAATGTAATTTCAGTTTGTCCTGATTGGGAGGTAGAATATATCGATTTTGGTTTTAAGTCACTTAACGTTTATTTGAATTTAAAAGGAGTCGAAAGAAACAGAAGCCTGGTAATTCGTTACCAGAAAAAAAATGGCTTCTTCCAGGAAGAGTCTTTCAACACCAATGTGGCAAGCTGTGGAGAATTTGACCTTATTGAGGCGAACGATAATCTTAAGTACTACACAGCGGTTGGAGACATACTCAATCACAAAGACATGGTTTCACTTTTGAAAGAAACTATGGTTTATTTCACAAACAAACTTATTGAGTTGCGTGAAGAATTTGATAAATAAAGAAAGGAGGATTAGTTATGACAAAGCAAGAAGAAATCGATATTCTACAGTCCTTGAAGGGCGATACCTATTTCGCTCAGTTCTTCGGTAGCAAGGACATTGACCAGATGTGTCAGAACATCAATAACGACTTCGCCATTGAGGGAGGATGCGGATTTAGTCAGAAAGCAGAAGCTTTAGAGCGAATTAACGCAGACCTCAAAAAGGAGATTCAACAGAAAATCTATGATTTAGGAATGGAACTTATCAAGGACCTAGATAAGGGATTTGATGAGGATGCCATCTATCAGTTGGTTAAAGGCGAGGTCGGAGTAGATGCCATCATCAAGTTCAAGCGTAAGAACGATTTGGAGCTTACGGATAAGGAGATAGATTATTTGGTATCTAAACTTCCATGATTATGAAGCATATATGTAGTAATTGCATAGCTTCCGAGATATGCTATAGTGAAGGCAAGAAGCCTAATGACACTTGCCTTCATTGGGAATGGAGATATGCAGGTTTATGGTTTGACAATTAAAAGTAAGACAATGGGAAAAGAGAAAGTTACAGTAAACGATTTGAAGGTTACACTCTCAGAGCTTGGTGTAACATCTGGCTTGAAGCAGGAAAAAATTATTCAACGCCTACAGGTCAATGGCTGCTTGATTGCAATGGTAACAGATGTATTGGATCAGCTCATCAAGGATGAACAGGGCATGTTTAGGCTGTTAAGTGTTCAGTACAAGCAAGAGCAGAAGATGCACTACACTCAGATGCAGGATGCAGCCAAAAAGTACTACTTCCATTTGAAACCCTTTAATAAGAGTTTCTTCGGTGATGAGAATATTTGCGCCAACCTGGAGGATAACGCAAATGACATCTATGAAATCATCAAGCTTCTTGCGGACCACACTAACGACCACAAGGATATGGAAGTGATTAAGAGAAACCTCAGAAAGAGAAAGTTGAACCATCATATTTTCGATTAAGATTATGGAGAGCTCTATGTTATTTGAGAAAATTACTCGCAGATGTCTGCTTACCTTGGATGGGGGGGGCAAAGATTCAAGCAGTCCTCACTATGCCGAAGCCGACAAAGCCCATCTTTCCACAGGAAATGGAGCGTCAGTTCATTAAGAGTTTTAATGAATCGCAGCCAAATGCGGTTCACAAGGTTATCAAGTGTCACATAATGAGAAATTAGTTATGGAAACAAAAGTAGAAGTTAAGACAATTCCTTTGCATGGATTGTTCATCCATCGCAAGCAGGTTTGGCGTTCACTCGGTAAGCTGAGAGCAGAAAGCCATTCTACGACAGCGCAAAAGGTGTTTATGAATGAGCATGATACCGAGGTATCAACTGAGAATGCTGATTTCATTGATGGCTTGAAAGTCACTCCTTATGATGGGGAGTTGCCAAAAATATCAAAAAACGTTGGTAGTATGAGTTACTACCAGTATTGTTTAACGCAAAAATTGGTTTAGTTATGGAAACTGAGATTAATATAGTGGAAATCCTAAAGGATAAGCCAGCAAATACGAAGCTATATTCTCCTTTGTTTAGTGAAGTATTTTTTTCGCATGTAAGTGGCGGTTATATAGCTGTGGAACATCATGGAGGAACATCACTATTCTTAAGTAGTGGCAGATTCTATGATTACGATGGATCAGAGCCGTTATTATTCCCTTCAAAGGAAATGCGTGATTGGTCTAAGTTCGCATGGGAGAAAGGCGATGTCTTGGTTAGTAAAGATAACGTGTATATTATCTTTGAAAAGTTTGAGGATGATACCTACACAAGATTTAAAGGTAAGCATTATCTTTGGAAAGAATGTGACGAAGAAGATTATAATAAAGAAGAAACCAAAATGTTAACTTCTGTATTTGAGAAAGCAACCGATGATGTTGCTCAGACTTACATCAAAACCATTGAGGAACACTTGGACGGCAAACTCAATCTTGAAACTTTGGAGATTGAAAAGCAGCTTGAGTTCAAGGATGGGGATATAGTGGTATATGGAGAATCAGTAGCAATATGCCGAAGGTTTTATAAGCATACCCTTAGTTTCTATATTTCTCTAAATGAAATGTTTGGATTATTATTTGCCGATGAGGTGGAATCATCTGAAGAGTATAGATTTGCTACAGACGAAGAGAAGCAACAGCTCTTTGAAGCTCTTGCAAAGAAAGGCAAGGCTTGGGATGCTGAGAAGAAACAGATTGTGGACTTGAAGCCAAAGGTCGATGTACTGAAACCATTTGATAGGGTGTTAGTTAGAAATTGTAAATCAGAAAATTGGCGTGCAAATTTGTTTGGTTATATAGACAAAGATGGATTTTATTGTTGCGTTTGGGCTAATTGGGCATATTGTATTCCTTACATCGGCAATGAATCTTTGGTAGGTACAACTAAAGACGTGGAGGGCTAGATATGGATATAGAGAAATTAATAGGAGGAAAGACATCTGTCCCATCTATAGATTTCAATCAAGTAGTTAAGAGTGATAACCTCCGATACTGGAGAATTAGCAATGCTACTTGGGAGAAAGATAAAGTAGAACTTCATATTACCTTTGAAAAAGATGGTATACAAAGTTCCTTAGATAAAAAGTTTGATACAATAATGGAAGCTGTTGGATATTTCTACAACTTTCTTAAAACAATTTGATTATGATAGACGATAAGAAAATAGAAGCTGCTGCTAATAAGCATATTGAGACAGAGTATGCTAGATACAATAGTGGCGAGGTTGAGGAAGAAATGATTTGTCATAGGGGGAAAGATAGCTTCAAGGCTGGTGCTAAGTGGATGCAAGAAGAGTTTTTGAAGAACTTGTGGCATCCTGCTAACGAAAAGCCGAAACGCAGATGCAACTATTTATTGCTTCATTACAAAGACAAAGAAGAAGAATGTTTTGAAGCTGATGTCGTCGATACAAAGGCTTGGGATTGTTACATTAAAGGCTCATTAGTAGAATATATCAATATTGATGATTTGTTTCCAAAGGAAGGAGGTGAGCAATGAAAGATATAAAAGTTGGAGAAAGAATCATTATTGAATGTATAGAAACAAACGAAGATAAACCATTTGTTTGTGAAAAGTGTTTCTTCTGTAATATATTACTACATTGCCCTTTTAGGTGTAGTGCAGCTATCCGTAAAGATGGAAAAAATGTAATATTTAGAAGAGTCAAGGAGTAAAGCGTATGAGCTACGAATCAAGAAGCAGATGTAAGGAAAGGCAGATTACACCTTGTGGAATTTGTCCTTTGATGTTCAAGTGTCCTTATGATGAAGATGAGGATAAGTTTAATCTTCGTAAAAAGTAAAACGTATGGTAGTATATGAATACAGAATCGTAAAGATTGAGAAAGGTCTTTTTCTCATCGAGTATAAGACCGCTCCTTATGGAGTTTGGCATGAAGTGAAAGATAAGAAGTTCAAGACTAAGCCAAAGGCTGAAGCTTGGGCTAGAAAGAACTTTATTTAATAAAGTAAAGCGTATGAATGAGATAGAGAAAATATGTAAGGAAATCCTATGCCAACACTTTATTGTATGGAACTTCGGATATGGTGATTGTATATCTTGTAAGCTTCAAGGGGAAAGCTACAATATAGAGTCTGTAGCCGATGATTGTCCTTACAAGGATAAGTTTAATAAACTTAAAAAGTAAAGCGTATGGATAATAAATTAGAATATATACCAGGAGATTTGGTGATGACAAACGGAGTACCACTAGGTACAGCTAAAGATGTCGTTTACCGAGTAACATCATCAGACCCATCAAAGACTTTGGAATTGGACGATGGAACGGTTACGAAAGGTGTTGTCTGCTTAGAGAACATTGAAGGTGCGAAATTTGGAGAGAAAGGCTATCTCTTAGGTGACTGCTGTGCTTGGGTTAAGGATATTGTTCCTATTCCTATCACTCAGAAAATTCTATGTAAGAATAAATGGGAAATAAATGATATAGACTATGATTATAGCATCAATGATAAGCTATACTTTCGTGCGTTCCCAGCAGAAAGGAAAGCAGGCTGTATTGAATTAGAAGTCTATAACAATATTGCTCCATCTGCTAGCTATGACGTATGCCAAGATGATTTTTATCTTGGGGATATTTCTTACGTGCATGACTTGCAGCACCTTCTCTTCGGTTTTGGAATTAATCACGAAATGGAGGTGTAGGTATGTTAAGAGAAGATACTAGAGGAATCTGTCACAGACCTTGCATCTACAATGATAATGATAGATGCGATATGTGGGATGAACTATCTGTTCCAGATGAAACAGAAAAGTGTGACAATCAAATATAAGTTTAACGCCTTCGGGCATAATTTTAAAAATATGACAAAAGAAGAATTAGAAGCAAAGGTTGCCAAGCAACTAAGCATTATCAATGATGCTAATGATAAGATTTGTTCTTGTGTAAATGATTACATCGAAAGTCTTCCATACAAAGTTGGAGACAAAGTTAGCTGTTCCAGATGCGATGTTTGTTGGATTAAAAGTATTGTTCCGGAAAAAAGTTATAGAGGCTATACTGGCAAGATTGAAGTAAGAATCAACCCTGCTAAGAAAGATGGCACTCGCTCCAATAGAGAGTTTGTACTATGGAGTATGGAAATTGATTGTATCAAAAAGATTAGTTAACCATCCTGCAAAGGATATAAATAGATAGAATATGAGTAAAAAAGTTATCACCTCGTACAAGGCTTTCGACAAGAATATGCAATGCCGTGGATTCCAGTACGAAGTTGGAAAAGAGTATGAAATGGACGGAGAAATCAAGTGTTGTAACCGAGGTTTCCACGCTTGCAAGTCTCCAATTGAAGTGTGGAACTACTACGATATGCTTAACTCTCGCTATGCAGAGGTAGAACAGTCTGGTAAGATTGAGAAAGAAGAAAATTCGACAAAGGTATGCTCTTCGCACATTAAGATTAAGGCTGAATTGAAGCTGGCTGACATCATAAATATCGGAGTCGAGTGGCTGAAAGATATAACATCACCATCTAAAGTTAAGGCAGATGGTGTATTAAACGACAACGGAGATAGAAGAAAACAGATTTGCTCATCGGGCGACTCTGCTCAGATTGGCTCATCGGGCAACTCTGCTCAGATTGGCTCATCGGGCGACTCTGCTAAGATTGGCTCATCGGGCTACTCTGCTCAGATTGGCTCATCGGGCAACTATGCTAAGATTGGCTCATCGGGCAACTCTGCTAAGATTTGCTCATCGGGCGACTATGCTAAGATTGGCTCATCGGGCAACTCTGCTCAGATTGATAGCACTGGAGAAGATTCCGTTATCATGTGTGCTGGCAATAGTTCCATAGCAAAAGCAAAGGTAGGCTCATGGATAACGCTGGCAGAATGGAAATGGAGCTATGAAAAGAAACGTGATGTTCCAGTATATGTTAAGACTGAGTACGTTGATGGAGAGAATATCAAGGCTGATACTTGGTATCAACTTAAAAACAGAAAGTTTGTTGAAGTAACAGAGTAACTAATAGCACTCTCCTTGGTAACAGGAAGAGGGTAAAAAGAAGAGAATATGGCAGAGATTATTTATTTTGGAACAAATGGGTGTTCCGGTCATTATCCTATTGGCATTGACAAAACGCTGACAGGGGCAGAGTATGAGATATGGCGCGAATGCGATAATGAAACTTGGATAAATAATATCCGAAAGAATCCTGGTCGCCATCTCATCAATCATCACGGAGAGGTTTATACTAATTATGGTGTTCCGTTCTCTGTAGATGATGAAAGAGGAGGCTCACATACCGAACTATTTTGGAAAGGCATTCATACGAAAGAAGAAATCGTCAACTTGATAAAGAATAATCAGTTTTTGGCAAGGCAATTCAAAATGGATGAGGCAATTAAAGATGTGGCAACAGTTTGTGGTGTCAGGTACAAAGATGTTATATCTGCGATAAACATGACACAAGCATTCGCAGGTGGTAAAAAGAAGAGAATATGAATGCAAATAAAATAACATTAGCTGGCTATATTGTATATCTCCAAAGTATGTATAAACGATATGGCAATATAAGTATAGCGCAACTAAAGCATATAGAAAGAAACAGAAAAAAGGAGGATAAGCAATGAGTAAAGTAACTGCAATTAATATAATTATTAAAAAGAAGAATCAATTAAGAAAGCATAAAGAGGGATATGTTTCTTACATTAATATTGATGACGTTCTTGTGTGGTTGAACGATATTCAAAAAGAATTGGAGGATGAATTATGACAAGAGAAGAATTACAAAATAATCATGGCGATGCTGTCTGTGTATATTGTAACAAGAACATCATTCCAGAGCATAATCTTGGTATAGGTTGTCTTTGCGAAGGAAACTGGTGTGAGGAAGCACAAGATGGCTACGCAGATGAAAATAACATAGAGTTGGAGGATTGATATGACAATAGAAAAACTTATTCAGAAGGCTTATGAGTTCGAGAAAAAGAACAAAAGTTTCACTTGGAAGCCTAAAGATTTCCCTGAGGATATGAGCGAAAGTAGTACTATTGATGAGCTTGTGTCAGAAGGAGATAATATGTATGATGCTTTGAAAGAAGCGGTTGAGTTAATTCACGACCTAGCGGTTGAGTTAGAATATAAAGACGCAGTGGAGGGATAGTTATGGCATGGGTAGCAACTAATGGAAATGGTAAGGAATTTCTTTTTGAAAAGAAACCATACAGAAGTGGACGTGGAGAATATGGATATTGGAATCCTACATATTCTGGTATCGGTGGTTGTGTTCTTATACCTCATGGAAGTATCAAGAAGCTCATCGGAAGAGAATTGTCTTGGAGTGATGATCCTGTAGAACTTAAATAAGAATAGCTTATGTTTGGATTTTATGTTATACTTACCATAGTTGTTCTATTTATAGCTTTTATGGGTGGAGTTATCGGTTATTTAATTGGTAAATATTGGAATAGATAAATATGAGCATGCAAATATGTAAGGAAGCCTATCAAGAATTGATATACGGAGATATAAAATGGCTTCTTAGACAGCCTAGAGACCTCGAAAGAGATCATATAGAGGCAGTGCTAAGAAAGAGTGTTGAACTTTTATACGGGAAGGAAGAATAGCTTATGTATAGACCGATTACAATGTATCAGATTGTTTGCGATAGATGCGGAGAAGTATTTGGAGGTACAGATACTTGCTCTGCACTATTCAGTAACAAAGAAGTTGATATTGGTGACTACTCTGATTGGGAAATGATAGATGGTAAGCATTATTGTCCCGATTGCTACGAGGTGGAGGTCATTGATGGAGTGTATAATGTTAAAGCAAAATAGATATGAAGATAGAAAGTATCAAATTCAAGGCTAAACGTCTTGACGGAAAAGGATGGGTTTGCGGATATTTCTACGAAGAGAATGGTAATACATACATCATTGAGAATCGTCAGAAAGAAAGCAAGTTAAACAGAAATCCCACTTATCAGGTTGACCCTTCTACCGTCTGCCAGTTCACAGGGTTGAAAGATAGTGAGGGAAAGGAGATTTGGGAAGGTGATATAGTGCATGACAGTTATGACCTTTTGTGTATAGACAATCTCTATGAGGTAGTTTATATTGAAGAAGAAGGAGCGTTTGCCTTCAAGAGTTTAGATAAAGTTGACAATTACGAGCCATTTGTTAATTTATTAGAAGCTTATGTTGTTGGCAATAAATTCGATAAGGAGGACTAACGTATGAAGAGTAAGATTTTAGACTTAGCCAAGTCATACGGTTTGCTCTTTTTGATTTTCATAATAGGGGTAATTGGTTTTAGGATCTCTTTCAGCTTAGGAACTCCACACGAAAAAGAAGAGTTTAATATAAAAATATTCACCAAGAAAGGGCATGAGTACCTGTTTGTGGGCAGGGAACATGGAGCTTGCGTTATTATTCACGCTAGTAGTTGTCCTTGTAATAAAAAGAAGTAACATATGAAAGTTAGGTTGGCAAAGAAAATTATGAAGTATCGCTCTGGCAGTTTTTTATATGATTTGATGCGCTTGGAAGGCTTGGACGTTTCTAAAGAGCTGTCAAAGATAAAGCAATACTGGGAGCCTAGATTGGCTTTGTATTATGCCACTAAAGGTGGTTGTTATGGCAGAGTTGACCATCGTATCGTAAAGGCAGAAAAGATTACTGCAAGATATTCTCGCAAGCTGATGAATTGCCTTACTAGGTTTGCTGGTAAAACTCATTTCGATATTAGAGATATACTAAGCAGTGCAAATAAACTAAAAAGATATGACTTATGATAAAAGAAAGATATTATTACGCAGTAGCCGCCTTCCTACGTAAGGATGGCAAATTAGCCTATACCTCAGTTACGAGCTCCGTTAAAGGGGAAGAGGAGGATATTAAGTTCTATCCTCTAATGAACCTCATCACTGACGTCGAAGAGCGATTCAAGGATGATATGGTTTGTGGTACAACTATCATACATGGCGTTACTGAGATTAGTAAAGAGGACTATGAAGCCTATAACGAACGCATAGCTAAGATAAATAAGAAGGAGGGTTAGCACATGACTTTTTTGAATATTACCGTAGGTGAGAAGGAGTTTGATGAAATCAAAGAAGGCAAGGTAGGACTAGTATGTTTACCTTGCACTCCACTTTGGTGTCATACATTAGTCGATGGTGTAAAGAGGGAGGAAAGATTAGACCAATTAACGGCTAGATTAGATAGTAATGGCAAACCTCATATTCAGTATGGAAATTCTGTTGACCATTACTTTAAGAAAGTTGATTATGTTCAGCTTTCCTGTAAGGTTGGTTCTCAAATAAGAGTTCTCGTTAAGGATTGCGCAGGTTTCAGTATTGAGACTACTCAAACGAAAAAGGACAATGGCTTTGTCGAGTTTAAGCCAAAAAACTTTGTTGTTCATCTAAAATAAACAAAATATGATTATGAAACAAGAAATGCAAAAATCAATCTTAAAGATTCAAACAGCAGTCGAAACTCTGACAAGACAGAAAGTTATCGATAAAAATGTGTATGATTTTGTCCATGGAGAAATCAAATCTCTTTCGGAAAGTGTGGAGAATATAGAGGAAGTAAATAACCTAGATGAAACACTCCTTACCTTCACAGATAAGGAGGAGTATGTAAACCAGCATATCAACCTTGCTGATACATCTGTACTTTGCAAAGAGTTGAATAGAAGAAAAGACATTGGTGACGATTTCTTTGTAGTAGCAACAGAGGGAAAATAAGTTAGCTTATGGAAAGATTAACTAAAGTAATGGATAAGTATTTATCAGAAGCAAAGAAGAAGGTTCTTACCCTCGCAGTCAGCAAGGAATGGTTCGATATGATAGTGTCGGGCGAAAAGAATGAAGAGTATCGGGTAATTAAAGATTTTTGGATGAGTCGCCTTCTCCTTATCAAGGATGAGAAATTCAAAGATTTCGATAAGTATGATAAGCTTCATATCGGTAAGACATTTGAAATGCTTATAGACATCAATGCTATCAAGGAGAAACTGAATAATGGTACAATGAAGTTCGTACCATTCACTCACGTTCTCTTCAAGAACGGCTACTATGACGATAGCCCAAAGGTAGAAAAGGAGATTGAGAGTATAACCATCGGCAAGCCGAAGGAAGGTCTTTGCCCAGGCAAGTGGTTGGACCATGAGTTTTTCATTATTAAGTTCAAGTGATATGATTGCAATTAAAGTATCTTCCGAGAACATCCAAGAATTATGGAAATGCCCGGACGTTTCAGAGTTAGTTAAAACTGTCAGTGGAGACTGCACAAAGCAGACGTTGATAGTTAGGTTGAGAAATCGAGAGTTCTATGTTCCCGACGGATTCTATCTCGTAAAAGATGTGAATGGTCGTTGGAGTACACTTAGTCCATCGTTGTACGAGCTAATAAAAGACAAGGTATATGTCGAGAAGTGAGGAGGAAATCCGGGAATATCATAGAAGGTACTACCAGGAGCATAAGGAACATTTATTGGCAAGAATGGAAGTCTATCGTAAAGAGAACGCTGAAAGGATTGCTGCAAACAGAAGATATAACAGAAAGAGAAAGAAAGCCTTGGGCGGCTTAACGAACCCAAATATTAAATAATGAGTAGAGGAAAACATTTTAGTGCAGAAGAGATTGAGTTCATCAAGGTTAACGCTTTGGTGATGACGACAACGGAGATTGCAAAACAGCTCAATCGTAATTATTGGGCCATCCATCGTAAGATGAAGGAAATGGGTATCAGCAAGAGCCACGTGTTTACTGCTGACGAGGATTTCATCATTCGCAGAATGTATGGCAAGTACCCGGTAAAAGCCATCGCTACCAAGATTGGCGTGGACGAGAACGCTATTTACAACCGTTGCAAGAAGCTTAAGCTAACGAAAGGAGGTGCGCAATGATTGTCATAGTTACCGCTATGGATAAGGAATACGACCTTATCAGCGAATGGATTGCAAAGAATTGGCTTGACTACAAAAATGTTCAAAACATAGCTTTAATCAAGTCTGGTATTGGCAAGGTTAATGCGGCATCTTGCTTGACAGAATTTCTTTCGTCGAATACGTCCAGCAAAGTTACAAGAGTTATCTCGGTAGGATGTGCCGGTGCTGCTGTTGCAGGATTGAAACCTGGTAATGTCGTGATTGGCAATTCGTACTGCTACCACGATGTATATTGCGGCGAGCCAAATGCCAACGGGCAAGTTCAAGGTATGCCGGCAGTCTTTCCTTCTGATTTCTCCTGGATTGATATGGATGAAAGATTCCGATTAGGAACCATAGCTACGGGAGATAAGTTTGTCACTACGAGAGAGCAGGTATTGGCGATTAAGGATTTCCTTCCTAATTCGTATAACGTATGCGCCATCGATATGGAGTCTGCCGCCCTTGCACAGGTATGCTACAAGAAAGGGATTGGATTTACGTCTATCCGAGTTATTAGTGACAACCCTCTGGAACCGAACCAGACCGAACAGTATGCAGGTTTTTGGGATAGTCTTGCCGAAAAGGCATTTAGTGTTGTTTGTAAATTATTAGAGAATGATACCAAGTTTTAAAGTTGATCATACGAAACTGGAGCCAGGTCTTTATGTTTCGAGAGTAGATAAATGGGGCATGGAGACTGCTACCACATTCGATATTCGCGTGTGCAAGCCAAACAAAGATATGATGTCACCTGCTGTCGCGCACACAATAGAGCATTTGATGGCGGACTACCTACGAAATGATAGCCCTCTTAGCAATTCCGTTCTGTATTTTGGACCGATGGGTTGTCTTACAGGTTTCTATCTTATCCTTAAAGGTACGTGGACTTCAAAGCTCATAAAGGAAATGATAGTAGAAGCCTTCAAGGCTTGTTCGCTATCAAAGACGATTCCAGGTGCATCAGAAGTGGAATGCGGTAATTACAAGCTCAACGACTTAAAAGGAGCAAAAGAGCTATGTGATATGTTCTCCGTATATCTATCCACAGTTGGACCGGATAAGCTCAATTATCCAGATTAATATTTATATGTAACCATAAAGTATTTAATCATTAAGTATATTTCCTTGCAATATATTTGGTGATTAAATACTTTTTTTATAATTTTGCAGCATTACTTATTGCTATCGCTTCGTACTGGGATATTTCTTGAATTTTATTGTTCAATTAAATATTTAGTTAGAATGAAAAAAAGAACGAAGCAAGTTTTAGTTATTCTGAAACCCAAATCAAAGGCGTTGGGGTTCAGTAGAGAGGAGTTAGAGGGTATTGCTGCCGATGTTGCCAATAACTTAGAACTCGATGAAGAAGCCTCAGACGAGGATGTAAACGCAGAGATTGAAAAGCAGGTCAATGCGGTTCTTCCTTATCTTAAGATTGCGCAAAAGACTGCGCAGCGTACTATCCAGAGTTTTAAGGATAGTCAAGACTTGGATGACGACGAGGTCGATGACGATGATGATGACCCTGCCGGCAACAAGAAACCAATCCGCAAACAGAAGAGAGAGAAAGATGAGCAGGTCCCAGCATGGGCGCAGGCACTCATTACTCAGAACAAAGCCTTGCAGACCGAAATCCTCGGTTTGAAATCAGAGCGTGAGAATGATGGCCGCCGTTCTAAGCTGAAGGCACTCCTTAAGGACAAAGGTACGTTCGGAAAGACTGTCTTGAAGAATTTCGACAAGATGAAGTTCGAGAACGAATCTGAGTTCGATGATTTCTACGACAGTGTTGTGGAGGACTTGGCAGCTATCGATCAAGAGCGTGCTAACGAAGGTCTCGGAAAACTTGGTGCTCCTGCGGCTCAGAGAAAGCCTAAGAAGGATGAGGTTGAGGTTATCAAGGACAATGAGATTGATGAGCTTGCCGAAACAATGTAATCTTTAAATTTTAAAAGTTATGTATGGCGTAAGCAAGACAGAAACGTATGATTCAGGCAAGGAGTCTGTAATCATCAGAAATTACGTGAATGGCATCATGGGTGGTGTCGTTCTTGACTTGACAGGTTTCTCTGGAGAGTTCATCCAGTGCGGACACATTATCATTCGTGACACTACGTCTGGCGAGTACAAGCCAATGCCTGTAACAGGTGGGGCTTATGCTTCTTTGCCAGAGAGCCACGAGTATGTTGGCATCTGTATGACAACAGTTCCGGCAGATACCCCTCATGTTGGTGTTATGACGGCAGGTGAGGCTAACGATAAGGCTGTCCCTTATCCTGTCGATACAATCAAGGCAGCTTTGAAAACAGCCGTTCCTACTCTTCAGTGGGGACACGATGCAATCGGTTAAGGAGGTGATTTATGCAACAGAGTTCTTTATTTCTTAAGTATATCTTGAGTTTCTTCCCAATCCTGAAGACATTGATTGAGAAGATTAACGGTAAGCGCAAGAACGAGATGACGTATCTCCACAAGGATACATCCATTCTCCGCCGCGTTTATTCTACCGACAACAAATGGGAAGCCGACACAGTTGATACCTCTTACGTAGCTGCTGACTACGTGGCAGTGGATTCTCCTGTTCCTTTGAAGTCTCGTGACAAGATTTCAACCGCCAACGGCAAACTGCCAAAGGTCGGTATGAAGAAGTTCTTGAAGGAGTCAGATATCCTCGCTCTCAGACTCATGGAAGCACAGGGAGGTCAGACAGCAGAGATTCGCCGTAAGTTGGCTCAGGACCCGGTAGCTTGTAATGTCGGTGTTGATGAGCGTAATGAGTACGCCCTTTTGTATGGTCTTTCTAACGGCTACGTAGCTGTTCGTGACGACGATAATCCAAAGGAGTTGCTCCGTATCAAGTATCAGTACTTGCCGAAAAATCAGCTCGGCATCAACAATGTTGATACTGGTATTACCGTTGCAGACTTGAAGGAATGTATCGCGAGAGCTTCGAATGATGGAAACACCATCTTGATCTTCTGGATTGGTAAGGCTAAGTTTGACGAATTGAAGAAGGCACAGGATGCTCGCGAGCTTGTTGCCAACTATAAGGGTCAGACTTATGACTCCAACACAAAGCTGCCGGTTCCTACTTCCAGCGTATTCCAGGAAGCATTCTTGGACGAGACCGGTGTATCATTCCGCATCATCAACCGTACCGTCCGCTTGGAGCATGATGGCGTGAAGAAGAGTGTTAAGCCTTGGAACAACAATATGATTATCGGTGTATGCTCACAGATGATTGGTGCCCTCGTTTACGGTCAGGTAGCAGAGGCAACCAACAGAGTGGCAGGTGTAACCTATCAGCAGATTGATTACAAGCTTATCTCTCAGTATTCAACAACTGATCCATTGCGTGAGACTACTGCGGTGCAGGCATACTGCTTGCCTGTCATCGAGGACGTTGACACAATCTATCAGATTGATACTAAGCTGGCTGACCCAGACGTTTCGGTTGATACCGAAAAGGAGAAAGCAGATACAGAGGACGCTAAGGTAACAATCTCTGATGTGACCTACAAGAAGCCGGAGGCTATCACAACTCTCAACGCTCTTGGTGCTACACTTCCTAGTGACGCCAGCGACAAGGAGGTTATTGATGCCTACAATGAGCTGCCTCCTACAAAGAAGAAGGAGTTCAAGGATAACGCAGCTAAAGCTGAGGAGTAATCATGAAGACGGTCGGACAAGCTTTGGTGGATGAGGTACACATCCCTATCCCCTATGGTTTCGTGGAAAACGCTTGCATAAAGCGTGACCTCGATATCGAATCAGAGTTCACTGGTGACGTTGCCAGAAGTAACGCCTACAAAGGAACGCTTGCCGACTGTCTGCTTTCTCTCATACAAGCCGTTAGCTTCTCCGAAGCGGACAAATCAATAGGTTCCCTCTCGGAAGACCAGCGAAAGGCTATATTAGTTCAAGTCAATCGTTTATATAACTCTATCGGCGAGGAGGAGGTTTCACTTACTCCAAAGCCGACAGTTTACATTAATTGCTGATGAGTCTATTGAGTTTTCAAGCATCAAAGCTATACCGGCAGCAGAAGGTAGCTGGCTATACAGATGATGATGGAAATTATCACCAGGGCAAGACCGAGTGGAAGTTCTGCTGCACTTGTGATGTAGTTCCTGCTGGCGAGGCCAACAAGTTAGTTACATCTGACGGTTCTATTGATTACTACTCCTACGAAGTGCATAACTTGCCCGTAGGAATTGAAAAGTTCTCTTATGGGGATTTTATCAAGCTAGAAATTTTAGGGGCTGAGGATGTAATTATCAAGGTCAAGGGATTTCATCGTTATCAACTTCAGTGTAAGATATGGGCATAAGAATGACAACCAGCGCTTCCGCTCTTGATGCCTTCCTACAAAGAGCCGCAAGGAAGATACAGGAGAATGTGCTTAAGGCATTGAGCAAGCTAGGAGACGAATCTGTGGTTAGAATCCGTAACAGGTCTGCCAAGGAAAGCTGGATAGACCATACGGGCAACCTAAGAAGTTCTATAGGCTTCGCCGTGTACGAGCAGGGAAGTAAATATATGGAATCAGCCTTTTCGCAGGTTCTCAGTGGCACAGAGGGCTCTGCAAAGGGCAAGAAGATGATCAATGACCTTGCTAAGGAATATTCCAGGGTTTATGCTTTGGTTGTCGTTGCCGGAATGGAATACGCAGGAGAGGTGGAAGCCTTGGAAAGCAAGGATGTCCTCGCATCAACGAAGATATGGGCCACATCCATTGTAGAGCAGCGTGTGAAGACAGCAATAGACTCAGCAGTTAATGAAATAAACAAGTGGAAGATATGAAATCAGACGGAGCTATTAAGACAGATGTTTACCGGTACATCAATGAAAGTGGTTTCATGAACAACGTCAATGGCAAGCTGACAAAGACGATGAGACCGCATAATTCTCATAAGGAAGATGTCGTTATCTCCATCTTGGCTAATGAGGGAACGCAGCTTCAAACGGCGATTATAAATGTAAATATATATACACAAGACCAGGATGTAGATGGGCAGTTTGAGGAGAACACCATCAGAGTTGACGAAATCTGCAAACTGGCTTGGAATCTCTTGGAAACGTTCAGAACGAGCGAGTATGCTGCCCACGCTATTGAGCAAAGGGTATATGCAACAAGCACGGGAGAACATGTAATAAATAATCAAGTTGAATATAAACTCATAAACGATTAAATTATGTCAGTAACATCATGGGGCAAATGCACTATCTACGTTCAAGAGGTAGGTAGCAAAAAGAACGAGTGGACTAAGCTCCCAACTCCAAAGGATGGCACTACTACTGTTACTCCAACGAAGGGCGATACAATGACCCAGGTTGAGGAAGGTGGCGGAATTGTTGACCGCAAGACAAAGAAGTCCACCTACGAGGCTGCATATCAGCTCTTCATCAAGAAGAACCAGTCGCAGCCATTCAAGACCATCGACGGTACCGTAGAGGGTAACTTCCGTTTGGCTATCCAACCGGAAGACGCCGAGCTTCCTGGCGTTTACATGGGTAACACTACTATCGGTGCAGAAGAGGCCTATACAACTGAGAGCGGTGCTCTTATCACGTACACTCACTCAGCTCTCATTCCAGAGGGTGACGCGGTGGCTAAGACTGTCAACTCGAAGGGTGAGGACGTATATTGTGCTTACCGTTGGCGTGTCATTACTGCCACAAAGACAACAGGAGGAAAGTATGCCTTGACTTTCAAGAAACCACAGGACGGCGATACCCCTCCTGCTGAAATCACGGAAACATACGCAGAGACATAGGCATATCCTAATATCCCTTCTGCCGACTGAGGGTTATCAGCCGGCAACCTACCCAAGTAGCTCAGTTGGGAGAGCGAGACCAAATAGTCCGTCGCATGCAAAAAAATCCAGGGTCTTCAAAAGCTGGTTGAAAGACGCAGGTTCGAGTCCTGCCTTGGGTGCCAACAATTTAAATTCGAGTGATATGGAAGAGTTAGGAATCATTATATCGAATACGCTCACAGATATGCCGATAGGCTTTGATACTGAGCACGCTCACGTTAACATCTACCCTACTACACTGGGCATGATGTACCTAACGTCGCAGTTAGTAGATAGCTTGGAGCTAGACAAAGAGTTACTTCAAGCTGATCCATTCTTGGAAGCATTGCGAGTTGCAAACACCAAAAGGGAGACATGCTGCAGATTGATTGCATATCACTCACTCAATACAAAGAACGAAATACTAGACTCCAAATGCGTAAGCAGGCAGACGGAGTTAATCTTCAAAGAATGTTCCAACGAGGATATAGCTACTCTTCTCATCATCATCCTTAAGGCTAACTCATATCAAACAATAGCCAAAGAGACAGGAATGGAAGAAGAAGCGAAGCGTATGGCAAAAGTCAACGCAGCGAAGAAGTCGGAGAATAGCTTTATCTTCGGAGGCAAGACAATATGGGGAACTCTCATAGATGCTGCTTGCGAAAGATACGGATGGACTTTCGATTACGTGGTATGGGGAATATCGTATAACAACCTGACTCTCATGCTAAAAGACAAGATTACTTCAATCTATCTGTCAGACGAGGAGAGGAAGAAAGCCCATATACCGGCAGCAGGGGAAGAGGTCATCGATGGCAACAACAAGGAGGCGGTCATGAAGGCGGTGATAGAGTCCGAGACCGAGATTTAACCGAAGTCTTCCTGCGCACGCACGTAAAGTTCCCATATCGGACACTCATATTTGGTGTTTCCCCGGTGATTCTTTATAACAGAGTATAAATTCAAGGAAAAATAGAACATTATGCCAAGCATTAAATTCGATACAATAGTCGAGACAGCCAAGGTCGTTTCCGGTTTTCGAGACATTCAGAACGCAGTTCATCAGACTGCCGAGAGGGTTGAGAAGGACGGAAAGTCTATTGACGATGTAATCTCTAATATACAGAACAGTATGAACATTGCCATTGGCGGTTGGAGCATTGGTAAGTTCGTCAATCAGATGATGCAGGTCCGCGGTCAGTTCCAGCAGACAGAAATGGCATTCAAGACGATGTTGCAGTCTGAGGAGAAAGCCGATGCTCTCATGAAGCAGTTGATCCGCACGGCAGCCGTCACACCTTTCGGGGTTGAAGACGTTACAGAGGGAGCCAAGCAGCTCCTTGCGTTCAATGTAGCAGCCGAGGATGTCAACAAGACGCTTATCGGATTGGGAGACGTTGCAGCAGGTATGGGCCTAAACCTTAAAGACCTCGTGATGCTTTACGGCACCACCATCGCCAAGGGCAAGATGGACACGATGGACTTGTACCAATTCCTCAACCGAGGTATTCCTATCGCAGACGAGATAGCCAAGGTTATGGGTCTTGACGTTACCAACGCCATCAAGGAGGTACAGAAGCAAATCAAGGCAGGCAAGGTTACCAGCGACATCTTCATCCAGGCAATGCAGAGTATGACCGCCGAGGGTAGCAAGTTCGGTGGATTGATGGAGGCTCAGTCCAAGACTATTACAGGTCAGATAAGCAACATTGAGGATGCCATCGAGCAGATGTTCAATGACCTCGGCAAATCCCAGGAGGGTGTTATCAATACCGGATTGGGAGTCGTTTCCACCCTTGTTGAGAATTGGGAGACGGTAGGCAAGGTGCTTATGACTGTCGTTGCAGCGTATGGAGCATACAAGGCTGCGGTGATAACAATGATAGCATTAGAGAAGGCAAGGATAGCCATAGGAAGCGCACAAGCTTTCTTGTCTCTCGCTAGGAGTATTTCTTCAGCAAAGGATGCTATGCTTCTTTTCAATATGGCAACAAGTGCCAACCCGCTTGGCCTTTTGCTTGGAACGGTTGCTGCAGGGATAACTTTGTTTAGCGTATTTGGAGGCTCTGCGGAAGATGCTAGCACAACGACAAACAAGTTTGGCGATGATGCCACCAAAGCATCTTCTCGCGTAGAGTCCCTTTTGGACGTTATCAAAGCTTTAGGAGACAAGACGAACGAGCAGGCTAAAAAGTCAAAAGCCTATAAGGATGCAGTAAATGAACTTTCGACAATTTATGCCGAATATGGTATAACTATTGACAAGATCAAAGAGGACGAGAGCAATCTTGTTGACGTTAAGCAACAAGAGATAGATAAATCTAATGAGCTCATTGAGCAAATTAAGTTGGAATCTGCAGAGCGTAATAGAGCTAATGCAATAAGTCAAGTGAATGATGACTACAACAAAAAAATCACGGAGGCGCAGGAAGACTTATTGAAAAATCTCAAAGACGCATACGGGAATGAAGGTCGTGGCATTAGTTTGAAGATACAGGACTTAGTATCAGAAGAGGAGCTTAAAAAGTTAGCTCAATATCGTAACGATATGCGTACGCTCAATAAAGATACCGCAGAGTACAATGCTTCCTTACAAGGTTATTTAGCCCTAAGAAAGAAGTTAGCGGATGAAGCAGCTAAGGCTGCGGTTGGCTTTGGTAAGCAGTCAGATGAAGCCCGTTTGGAAATGACGAAGTACGTTGATACTATGGAACGTGCAAGAGACGAATATAATAGCCAGGTATCAATAATCAACAAGGCTGCAGATGCTACCGAGGATTTCGGAAACAAGGCCACATCTACCAAGAACAGGATAAATGCTTTGCAGAAGCAGCTCCAGGGTGCCGGCGAGGATGTACACGTTCTCTACAACCGTGTCAAGGAGTTCATGCAGAACTATTCTGAGAACAACATCAACTTCCACGTCAACTTCGATGCTAAGATACCATCGTGGATGCAGAATATGAATATTCCGGAACTGGGACGCTTAGGTAAATACTTCTCTGCTTTGGCACGCGACCTTGCAAACAACAAGAAGTCTGGTGCGCTAGTAAATGGCAAATGGATGTCAACCAACGATATTGCCCAGCGAGGATGGGATTACACCAATGCGGCGAACACTAAGCAGACCAAGGCAGAAGACGATGCTAAGCAGAAGCGTCGCGAAAAGGAAGAGGCAGAAGCCAATGCCAAGAAGAACGCTGCCAAAGCAAAGAAAGCAGCCGACGATGCAAAGAAGCTAGCAGAAGACCGGAAGAAGGCCCAGGAGGAACTGAATGAGGACTTGAAGCAGCTGGAACAGCAGAACCAGGACGATGCCATCTCCATCATGCAGGAAGGCACGGAGAAGAAGATTGCTGAAATCAAGAACGACTATGCCAAGCGCAAAGCCGAGATTGACAAGCAGGAAGCAGAGTTCAAGAAGAAAAACAAGGAAGCTGGCAAGAAAATAACCCTTACCTCTGCTCAGTCCGATGCCCTCTCCAAGGCTAGAGACCTCGCTACCCAAGAGTACAACAAGAAGCTTGATGAGGTCAACAGGGAAGCCCTCACCTCTATGCGTGACTACTTGAAGGAGTATGGCTCACTCTATCAGCAGAAGCAAGCCATTGCCGAGGAGTACGAAGAGAAGATTGCCAAGGCTCAGACGGAAGGCGAAAAGCTCTCTCTTCAGCAGCAGAGAAAGAAGGACCTCCAAACCATCGAGATAAATGCCATCAGACAAAACATCGATTGGGGAAGCGTCTTCGGAGACTTCGGTGCTATGTTCAAGGACCAACTGGAGCCTACCATTGAGAAGCTGCAAGAACTCTCCAAGAGCACAACAGATGTTAATGAGCAGAAGACCATACAGGAACTTATCTCCAAGTTACAAGGCTCTGCCACCATCTGGAATAGTGACATCTTTAAGAAGGTTTCGGACGACATCAACTCCTATCAGTCAGCCATGCAGGGCTATATTGATGCACAGGAGCGAGAGATTGAAGCCACGAAAGCTGTCACCAAGGCGCAGGAAGACCTTGCCAAGGCTAAGAAGAGCGGTGACAAGACAAGTATCAGCAAGGCTGAAGCCAACCTCTCTAGAGCGCAGGGCGTTCTCGCTACCGCATCTAACAACGTTTTGGAGTTTGGCTCATCAGTTCAGAAGGCATCATCAGACTTGCAGACATCTTCACAGAAGGCAGTTTCTATGTTCCAGCAGCTTGAAAATGGCTTGCAGGGTCTTACATCGGGGTCGCTCAAAGGCATAGGGAACTCTATTCTAGGGCTTGACAAGCTTTTCGGTGGCACTATGCAGAAGGACGTTGCCAACACGCTTGCAAAGGGCATCCAAGGGTTGCTCGGTAAAGATAGTGACGCAGCTAAATCTCTGACGAAAGCTTTAGGGGATAGCGGTATGGCAGGTGAAATAATCTCCGCAATACTCGGCATCCTCGATATTCTGAAAGATGGCTTCGGAACACTCATCAGCAACCTCATGGACACGGTCTTTGGCGCAGTAACGGGCATCCTCGATGATGCTTTATCGGGTGACATCGTGATGAAGCCATTGAAGAGTATCGGGAACAACGTTTCTCATATCCTCAACACGCTTTCATTCGGTGGCTTTAACAGCCTGTTCGGTGTAGACGGAAATGCAAAGAAAGTCAATGATACCATCGAAAGGCTGACAGACAGAAACACCCTCTTGCAACAATCCATCGAGGATTTGACTGACGCAATGGAAAATTCCTTTGGCTCCAAGGCAACCTCATACTACGAGCAAGCCTACAAGAATCAGCAGGAGACTAATCAGAACTACCTCGACATCGCAAAGGCGCAGGCAAGCTATCATGGTTCGCACCACTCATGGAACGCTTATTGGGGCGGCTTCGGTAGTGACGAGATGGATTGGATCAAGAAGAACGTCAAATCAGATTTCAATGGCGACCTCTTCTCCCTCAGTCCAGAGGAAATGAAGCTCCTCCGTGGCAACGTTGCCATCTGGGAGCACATTGAGAACACAGGAAAGGGTAACTATGGTGGGCGTCTGACGGAGAAGTTGAATGACTACATAGACCAAGCGGGCAAGCTGGATGAGTTATCAGACAAGCTGAAGGAAAGCCTTACACAGATTTCCTTTGACAGCATGAAGGATAGCTTCGTGTCAGACCTTATGGATATGAGCAAGTCAGCGCAGGACTTTGCAGACGATTTCGCTGAAATGATGCAAAAGGCTCTTCTCTCCTACTCTATGGAAGACCTCATCAACGGCGACTTGAAGAAGCTCTATGATGATTGGGCGAAGGCTATCAAGGACAATGATGGCAAGCTTACCGAAACAGACATAGAAGCATTCAACAAGCGCTACGATGATATAGTCCAGGAAGGATTGAAGAGACGCGACGAGTGGGCAAAGGTGACAGGTTACACTGGTTCCTCATCCTCATCACAGACCGCAACAAGCGGAGGATGGGCATCTATGGGGCAAGATACCGCAGACGAGCTGAATGGTCGCTTCACCGCCCTGCAGATTGCAGGAGAGTCAATCGCTCAGAACATGACTACCACCATATCACAGATGGAGAGCATCGTTACACTCGGAATCTCAACCAATGGCGCGGTATTGGAGATTAGAAATATGATGATTATGACAAACAGCTACCTCGAAGACATAGTGAAGTATTCAAAGCTCACTTATAATGACTTCGGAACAAAGCTGGATGATATGAACAGAAGATTAAAGGATATTTGACCTCTATAGGCTTTTCGCTCGTCAACCCTTACAACTATACTCAACAATAGAAAAAGCGGCTCACAGCGAAGCCTATGAGGTTATTTAATGATTAAATAGTTATGCTTAAAGGACAACTTTACATAAATGGCAAGGATGCCTACCTTACGTGGGGCATCTTTCTAGACGAAACCGCCCTCAGTGCGCTCATGACCCCTGCACCAAACAAGGAGTTCATCAGCAACAAGTATCGCTCAAAAGACGGAAAGTCGGTTATCAAGCACAATCCTAGATTGGATGAGAGGGAGATAACGCTGCCGTTCAATATGACCGCCAAGGACTCAGATACGTTCTTGATGAACTATGCTAGGTTTTGCGAGGAGGTTCTTGCCAAGGGAGAGTTGGTTATCCGCACCCGATTTCAGCCTAATGTGTGGTATCGGTGTATCTATCTCTCCTGCACTCAGTTTAGTCAGTGCATTCGGGAAATGGCAAAGTTCAGCCTAAAGCTCAACGAGCCAGACCCTAGTGACAGAGGTGAAACAAGTAAATATACAAGCTAATGATTCAGATTAAGAGAAATAACAAGGTATTCTTCACATTAGAGGACTTCGGTGAGGGTTCTAAGCTGTCATATCAGCTTATGGACCACCACTACATCATCTTGAAGTTCACTACGGCTACTCCTGTCTATTTCGAGATTGGGGACTCCGTAGAGATTCCCGACTTCGGCTACTTTGAGCTTACATCATCATACTTCCCTAAGCACAATGATAGTGATGGCTACGACTACGAAATGCAGATGGATGCCTACTATATGTCTTGGAAGAATAAGATTTGCAAGTATCGCCCTCAGCACGGAGCCAACGAGACCTCCTTCAACCTCACCACAACTGTAGGTGTACACATGAACGTTATACTCGGCAACCTAAAGGCACTAGGTCTTACGTATAATGGCAAGGATTTCTCTGTTGACTACACTACGTACAACAACAAGGCTTTCGATGTTCAGAAGAGATTCTTGATCGAGTACGGCTCTATCAGCATTCTCGATGCTCTCAACGCCATCTGTTCTGAAGACGCACTCAACTGCGAGTGGTGGATAGATGGCTCCATCATATACCTTGGATATTGCGAAATGGAAGGACAGGCAACATTCGAACAGGATGTTAATGTTCTGTCTATGTCCTATTCGGAATCTAAGTCAACTTATATCACGAGACTGTACGCATTCGGCTCAGACAGGAATATTCCGAAAGGATATTTCACTGGTGCCGATGCGGACGTCACCACCGATGGTGTTGCTACCGATTACCTCATGCTCCCTAACAAGGAAGTAGATAGTGATGGTTTCTACGCCAAGGATGGCTACCTGGAGAACGTGAACGTCGTGAAGAACGACAAGCAGGCTATCGAAGGTGTCGTGATGTTCGAGGACGAATATCCAAAGGTTGAATGCAGGGTCAGCAGAATCAAGACCTACGATAGCACTGTTGATAACAATGATGGAACTAAGACTACACAGACGTTTTGGCAGATTGGTTCAACGGACTCCTTCGCTGAAAGTTTTGAAGCTAGTTGGATAAAGAGCAACCTCACTCTAGGTATCAAGTTCACTAGCGGTGCCCTCATGGGTATGGAGTTCGATGTTAGTTTCAAGATTATAGACAAAGAGAACTTTTTCGAGATAGTGGCTAACGACACCTACGGAAGAACACTCCCCGATAGTGTCATGTGTCCGAAGGAAGGTGATAGGTTCTTCCTGTTCAATTGGGACGCAACCAAGATTACAGATACGGACCTCATCCCTACTGCTCAGTTATCTCTGTTCGATAGAGCGAAGCAGTACTATCAGAAGACCATGATCAGTAACTCAAACTTCACCTGCACGATGGATGGCGACAAGTTCTACAATGATGGGACATACGATTACCATCCTCTCGGTGAACAGGTAAAGCTGATTAATGATATGTTTGCGCAGGTGGATGCAGATGGCAAGCACTACCGAAACTCTCGTATCATCGGAATGGAGATACCTTTGGATATTCCTTACGACCATCCTCAGTACACCGTAGGCGAAAAGGCAGCTACTAGCCGGTTGGGTAAGTTGGAAGACAAGGTTGATTCCATCAAGGTGAATGGAATGCAGATAGGCGGCACGGGGAGCGGTAATGGTGGAGGTGTCTATGTAATTGGCATGAACGATACCACTCCTGCATCCGATAGCAACGTTTATTCTGCTAGACGTTCTAGGATGGAGTTTGTATCTAGGCTGCAGGATAACACCGCACACGGTACTATTACTTGGGAAAAGGTGCAGAAGTTCTTTAGTGGGTTGCATGTCGGTAACTCCAACAATGAGAACGGAGGCTCGTGGACTCCAGACGCAGAAGGTCGTTCGCACCTCATCACAGATTACTTGGAGGTAAGAATGAAGGCTATCTTCGAGGAGCTGGTCATCAATAAAACATCCACCATTGGCGGTAAGGAGATAATCTCTCCTGCTGGCGGCGTGGTGGCTCATAAGGTAGAAGAGGTTACTGTGACATATAATAATGTGTCACAGAAGGCTTATCGTTGCTATTTCTTAGCAGAGCAGGAAGGCGATGCCGTGGATAATGATTTCGCTGTTGGCGACCAAGTGCGCTCGGAATCATTCAACGTCCGAAAGGGCACTTATCACAAGGATGGCAATCACTTCTATTGGCGATTGGTAATCGGTCGTGATGAAGACCCTGTAGAGCTGGAAGGAAAGAAGTATCATTATATCGACCTCTCTGATACCGATTGCGCTACGGCAAGCGACGTACCTGCTAAAGGTGATGTGCTCAACCAGTGCGGTAATAGAACCGATGTAGAACGTCAGAACTGCCTTATCTTCTCGGCGGTAGATACCTATTCGCCATCCATCAGCCTCTATCACGGCATCAACAGCTATTCCTTTGCCAATAGGGAGTACGTGGAATATGGTGTGAATAAGCAGAATAACAAGGCATTCTTCAACGTCTATGGTGATATGTATGTAGGCGATAGACCTACAAAGGAGAATGGCTATGAGGGCAGCTCTTATATCAGATATGATAGCAGCACTAAGCAAATGTCTGTTAAGGCTAAGATTTCCGCTAAATCCACTGTGGATGGTAAGGAATTGTCTCAGTATTTCAAGAAGATTGGCGAATTGCAGAATCAGGTGGATGGTGCTATCGAAACGTGGTTCTATGATGGTGTGCCTACCTTGGAGAATGCCCCAGCCATCAGTTGGAAGACCGATAAGGATAAAGAAATCCATCTTGGCGACCTTTACTACAACAACAAGACGGGCAAGGCATACCGCTTTGCCAAGGATAGCAACACCTATAAGTGGACTATCATTACAGATACCGACATCGCCAAAGCCCTTTCCGATGCAAGAATGGCACAGGAGACCGCAAACGGGAAAATGAAGGTGTTCAGCGTTCAGCCTACGACACCTTATCAGGTTGGCGATATATGGGTTAATGCCACTTATCCTTCTGACGGCAGTACCTACAAGAATGAGGTATTGCGCTGTCAGACCAACAAAGCGGCAGGTTCTCAGTTCGCCATCGGTGATTGGATTAAAGCATCTAAATACACCGATGATACCGTTGCCAACGCAGCCAAAAAGGCAGCAGAAGATGCTCAGAAGGCGGCACAGACCGCACAGACGGACATTAAAAACCTCGGAAATACGGTCACTGATAATAAGAAGGAATTCGATAATTATGTTACCGATGGCTACCTAGAGCCTTCCGAGATTGCGGCAATGGCGCAGGATTCTAAGCGACTTGAGGATGATTTTGCGGCTGCACAGAAGTCGTATAATGAGGTGAAGGATGCAGAGGTACTGAAGGACACCAAGGAACTCACTGACCTCAACACCGCTTTTGCTACCCTCACGAGTGCCAAAACGGAACTCATCAAGTTTCTTTCAGATATATCTAAAAGATACAATGAGACTGATACCGACGGCAAGGCTGCTATCGTCTCAGCCGTGGGAATGAAGTTCACCAACTTTCAGTCCGCATACAGCGCATTCTATGACAAACTTGGCTTGGCAAACGCCTATATCACTAGCAAGATATATGGTGACTTGAAGCAGAATATCACAGACCTCGCAGGTTACAAGTATCTCAAGGATGCGCTCGGTCAGACTACAGATATTGACGGTGGTCTTGTAATGACAACGCTCCTTGCGCTGAGAGACGGAGACGGAAACGTTCAGAGCGGTATCAACGGAGCAATAGACCCGAACAGAGGAAAGAAGAGTATCGCAACGTGGTGGGGCGGTCAGATGGTGGATAAGGACTATAATAGCGGAAATCTTACCCCTGCAACCTCCCTCATCCGCTTCGACGGCTCTGGCTACCTTGCCAATGGTGCTATCTGGTGGGATGTGAGCGGAAAGGTTCACGCAGACCCTACATCGTTTATCATCAGCGAAAAGAATCTTGGCGCATACCTCATCTTCTTCGAGCCGACTTGGAAGGAAGGAAGTGCAGGAACGAGCGTTGCCGACCTTGTGTCTTTGAAGCCAAACGCTCCATTCTCTAAACTTGGCGTATCGGGCGATGCTACCTTCGAGGGCGCAATCTCCTTCCATGGCATTAAGCTCACGTATGATTCCACAAACAAGGCTATCAAGATTGATGGTAATCTCTATGCCACAGGCGGTATCACGGCATACGGAGCAAGTAGTGGCGCAGGCGGTGGCGGATTGAATGCAAGCGTAATCAGCTATGCGAGAATCATAAAGGGAAGCTATACAGATGCAGACTTGACTAGTATTCCGAATGCCTATGCTATCAAGGCTCTCAGCAGCCGAATTGACAACATAGCAACAGAACTTGGCGGTCTTAATCTCTCTTGGAATAACATCACGGGTAAACCATCAACGTTCGCACCTAGTGCGCATACCCATAAGTGGACAGAAATCACTGACCGCATCACGAAGGTAAGCCAGCTTACCAACGATGCTGGGTATCTGACTGCTCATCAGTCTCTCGCAAGCTATTATACCAAAGCGGAGATTGATGCAAAGGGCTATACTACCAATAAGGGTACTGTTACATCAGTGGCTCTTACCCTCCCTACAGGTTTGGCGTGCGCAACAAAGACCATCACAACAAGCGGCACATTTGCTGTTACTTTTGCTTCTGGATATTCAATTCCAACAACGACAAAGCAGACGGCTTGGGATGGTGCGGTATCAGCAAAGCATACTCATAGCAATAAGTCTGTGTTGGACGGCATTTCATCTGCGAAGGTAACTCATTGGGATAGTGCCTATGATTGGTACGCCCTTATGACTACTGACGAGGAGACTGCGGACGGAATTATCAATAAGTGGAACGAGGTGGTGAGCTTCCTCGCCAATATTGCGCAGACAGACACTTTAAGTGGTATCGTTGATGGGATCAATAAGTCTATATCTGACGAGGTAACAAGAGCGAAAAAGGCAGAAGGGGTGAACGCTTCGGGCATATCCACCAACAAGACGAGTATCACCACCTTGCAGGGCTACTTTACAAGCGGTTCAGCGAAAAAGGCTCTCCAGCTCACGAATACTCACAAGCTTTGGGGTAACTCGTTTAACGGTACTGCCGATATTAACGGAAGTATCATCGTGCCTGACGGAAAGTACATCTCCATCGGCAACATAAAGATGGAGTATGATGCAACCAATAAGGCGTTGAAGATTACGAACACTACGACTAACGAGGTGGCAAACCTCTATACTAGTGGTGGTGTTTCTGCCTATGGTGTTGGGACATCATCATCCAGTGGTGGCGGCTTGAACGGCAGTGTGAAGAGTTATTCAAATGCCTTGAAGCTTACATCAGAATCGCTGTCTGAGATAGCTTCTGCCTACTCCATCAAGGCTCTTGATTCTCGTATCTCTAGCCTAGAAGGAGGCTCGGCTATGAACGTTAGCGTTAGCGGTAGTGGAAACGCAGTGACAGCCATCAGTAAGAGCGGAACGACTATCATCGTGACAAAGGGAACAACGTTTTTGACTTCGCATCAGAGCCTTGCGAGCTACCTTACTAGGACTGACGCTGCCAGCTTGTATCAGCCAAAGGGAAATTACCTTACCGCACACCAATCGCTCGATGGTTATGTAAATGCAATAACAACAAGTGGAAGCGGTAATGCTATCACGTCTGTATCTAAAAGCGGAAAGGGTATTACATTTACTAAAGGTGCTACATTTTTAACTTCTCACCAAAGTCTTGCTAACTATTATACCAAAAGTAGTGTAGATTCACTTCTTAGTGGTAAGTCGGCAACTAGTCATACTCATAGTGTAAAGATTAACGGTGTTACTAAAACCATTGCTGCTAGTGGTGGAACTGCTGTAGATTTAGGAACTTATCTTACTTCTCATCAAAGTTTAGCAAACTATGTTACTATTAATGATAGTAGACTTAGTGATAGTCGTTATCCTAAATTTGCTAATTATACTTGGTATTTAGTAGGAGACGATGCTTATATTGGAGACCACAATATTGGTGGTACGTTTTGTATTAAATCTGCCAATAATGTCAATGTAAGTGGTATAGCAATATATAATAGTGACGAAACTAAAGTTGCTAAACTATGGTTTGATAATACAAACATAAACCTTGATAAACAACTTGTTATGAATAACAAGCGTATTTGGATTCAAGGTGTCGGTACTGCTGGAGGTAATAATAATAGACTTACTATTGTAGCAGGTATGCCTAGCGGATTAGCATATAATACTTCATGCCGTGGAACAATTCTTTATTCTAACGGTATAGCATTTGCTGACCCATATAATGGTAATTCAAATAATGATAGTGGATGGATTAGACATTTAGAAACTTCTGGTAATAGTGGAACTTTAGAAATAGCGGTAGGTGATGATGCTTCAAGTGAGCAAATTCATTTTAGATGGTATAATACAAATTCTAGTGCAGAAACTATAGCACACGATATAACTGTTCCTAGAGCTACAGGTACTTTAGCTTTAACTAGTCAAATACCTACTACTCTTCCTGCAAATGGAGGTAATGCTGATAAATTAGACGGTTATCATGCTAATGGACTTCTTACTGCTCTATCTAATTCTGATAAGGGAATTAGTATAACAGTTGGTGGAACTACCAAAAGTATTTCAAATATTAGTGTTAATTATGCTAGTAGTGCTGGCAATGCTGATACTGTTGATGGTTATCAAGTTAATGGCAGTAATGTTGCACCCTATGGACATATACCTAGTATAGAAAACGATGGAGTAATGGAAGTAGGTAAATATATTGACTTTCATAATGATAATAGCGGTAAATATGATTTTTCTACTAGATTACAAACTACTGGTAATTATGGAAATTCAGTTTATTTGCCATCGCATAATGGTACATTAGCGTTAATTTCTGATAATGTAGCTTCTGCAACCAAACTTGCAACAGCAAGAACTATTTGGGGTCAAAGTTTTGATGGAACTGGTAATGTAAGTGGTTCTTTATCAGAAGTTGGTAATATACATTTTAAGGTAGATGATAGTTATGACATAGGCTCTGATGCTGCTGCTAGTAGATATATTTACACTCATTGGTTAGGGGCTAGGTCTGGACGAAAATTAGAATTAGGAGCAAATAATAGTGGATTTGGACAGGGATTATGTATAGATACTAATTTAAATGTAGGTATTGGAACTAATTCACCTGCTTATAAACTTCATGTTGTAGGTGATATTTATTCATCTGATAGAGTTATAGCTAATAATTCTGTTTTGTCGAATAAGTTATATAGTAGTACAACTCCGAATAATACGGAAAATAAATGTATAGAAATTGCAGGTAATACTATTAGGGAATATCATTCGGGAGCAAACCCTTATCATAGTGCCATTATTTTAAATTATGATAGCCTTAGTTTTTCGGCTTATGGTACGATAGATATTACAGCTAATCAAGGTGGTATAACATTAGGTACTGGTGGTAGTATTAAATTATCTTCTGCGAATGGATTTAATATAACATATCGGGGTGCTCACTTTAGTGTTAGTCAAACTAACGGAAGTGAATATACTTGGAGTATGGATTCTATTAAAGCTAAGGGAAACATATTAGCAACTGGTGGTATCACCGCCTACTCATCCTCAGATATCCGCTTGAAGCAGGATTTGCGGAAGCTGGACTACTTCGGCATCATCAAGGCAATGGGTGGCACGTTCGGCTTTGCTTGGAAGAAGGACAACACAAGGTCTATCGGTTGGATTGCCCAGCACGTCTTGTGCAACCCTCACTTAAAGGACATCGTGGAGACGGACGAGAAGGGCTACTACAAGATAAACTACTGGTCTCCGAAGCTGATTGCAACGGCATTTGGTGCTATCGAGCAGGTGGGCGATGAGGTCAGCAGGTTGAAGGCTCGGGTGGTCTTCCTCGAATCAGAGGTTCAGCGATTGAGTGGAGATAAGAAAGACTGCAACAAGAAGAGATTAGATAACAAGAATATTAATTCATTAAATTAGATTAGAAAATGGAGAATTTAAAGATTAACAAGAAGAGTGAACAGACAACTGCCACTTATACCAAGGGCGGCTATCGAGTAGAAATCACCTACAATGTTGACAAGACGGGTGGCAACATTGAGAGCATCAATATGAGTATCTATGGTGATCCAAATGGTAATTATCTCGGCAATGCGAACGCCAGCTCCAACGGCAGCGAGCTGACCTACAACATCAGCGGTGTTCCGCAGAGCAAGCTCAGTGAGGTATCAGCATTGATTAAGGAGGTTAATTCCGCTATCGCTGCTAATATGGAAAGCGAGGCAGCAGAGTAAGTATCGTGAGCTTTAACGCAGGGTGGCTCTTATAGAGCTGCCTTGCCTAGTGTTTTAAGTTCTAAAGATTAAGCGTATGGAACGATTTATATTATAGCTTGCGAAAGTGTTCAATGTAACAGTAGAGCGAGTTGTTACTAAAGAAGTTGTAACAGAATTAGAAACTAAAGTTGAATATTTAAAAAATAAAGATTATGTCTTACAATAGTGAAACTGGAATTATTAGTGCTCCTGTTAGCATTGATGATGTTAAACAAGCTCTTGGAGAGAGTAGCAATGACCTTGCTACTCTTTGTAAGAGTGTGAATTTAAATCCATATTCTAAATATAAACCTGTCAATCTTTATAATAAACCTTTTGTTACAGATACTTTAAATTCAGATAAACAAAGTTGGAGTTCTTCAAGTAGAGGTTGGTGGTTAGGTAATAATAGTTTAAGTGACCAAGTATACACTATTAATACAGTAAGTTCATTTGAAGAATTAAGTATTAAAGGTGCATGGAATTATAATATGCCTTTTGGAACTAGTCAATCTCCCTATAGACTTAGTGATTTTATTGGTTATAATACCGAAGATTATAGTTATCAAGACCCTATACGTTTTTCTACTGGTATACGAGATACTATATATTTAGACCAAACTTATTATTTAAGATTTTATTTTGGATATGAACCTATAAATTCAAAGAATACTATATCTTTTGAAGATATACTAGCTTTATTATCTGCTTTTAATAAAGAATGGTATCCTGCTGTATGTATATATAATTAGGGTGTCCAGTTCTGTGTTCCAGTTTTTAGTATCAAAAACAATGTAATAACCATCTAAGTCATTGATAATCATTCACTAAATAAACTATAATCTTGTGCGAATCTACATCAGACTTTTTGACAGTTAAATTTGTCTTATATTTTGTGCTTAATTTACTGATTTACAGTGTGCTAAGTTGCTAAAACATAATCAAAAACGAGAACATGGAACTGGACACCCTAATATATAATAAAACCAAAAAACGTATGAAATATCTTTCAGGTACTGTTCCTATAAATAATGCTTCTGTTAGTTATAATGATGAAATACCTGATAGTGAGTTTATTGTTAATTTTAAAAATCAATCCATTAATAGTAACAATGGTAGTAATAGTTTAGGTTTTAAAAGTGAAGTTAATGATGAAATTTATATAGCAGGACTATTATGTCCTGTTGGTGGAGTTGATGATAATTATTTTTATACATCTGTAACACCTTGTCCTATAAATAATGATGTTACTGGACAAACTATAGATATTTCTGGCTATCTATTTAATAAAGTTACTATAAGTACTAAAGGAAAACCTACATATTATACTACAGTAGAAGTAAAAGTTACTAATTTTACTGTTAATACGTATTATGGAGGACATTATTATATAGATGGTAATAATGGATATATTGTATCAGCAGATAAATATATAGAATTTAGTTTTACGTTAGATTTTGGTACTACTTCGTTAGTAAATTTACGAGCTAATATAAGTTCATTTGGTCAAACTGAATTAGATAATCTGTCAATACCTGTAGCAACTGATATAAATGTTTATGCTCCAAAACGTTATTTAAAAGTAAGTACAGAAAATGTAATATTAACTGCTTATGCTACAAAAGAAGATGCAGAAAATGAATATGGTGGTTTTACTACAACACAGATACCTATTGTAAATAAGATAGAAGACTATCCTCAATATAAAATTAATAATTGGAATATAGCTTTAACTTTAGATTCTGATAGAAGAGACCATGATACTTATTATGAAGCATTTGATTTTAAATTTGTTGGAGAAGTTAGTGGAATGCATACTTTACCAATATATAAATCATAATATTAATATTATAATTAAAATTTAAACACAATGGAAATTAAAGTAACTAAAATTGTAAGTATGACTTCTAATGTAGAAGCTACTGTAAATGAACTTAGTATTAATGCTAATGTTCGAGTTCGTAACAAAGATACTATCGAAGGTGTAGATAGTGGTAGTGTAAATAAATAGTACTGGTAATCAACTAGCTAGTTTTAGTTATTACGGAAGTAACAAACGAAGAATATTGTATAACATAAAAATAAAGAAACAATTATGAAAAAGATTAAGACAATCGAGGCTGTTGCAGCCTACAGAACATTGAAGGCATTGAAGATATCATCAATGAGTGATGATGCCGCTATGCGAGTTTGGAAGAATATGAAGGCTCTGCGCCACGTAGCCGATACCTACGACAAGGATGTGGAGGAAGCACAGGAGAGCATGAAGGACGATAAGTTCGAGGAGATGCAGCGCAAGCTTCAGGAGTGCCAACAGCTAGAGCAGAAGCACGCCGATGAGGGCTACGAATACACCAAGGACGATTCAGCCAAGTTTGCGGAGGTCAATCAGTACTTTTTTGGTCAGAAGCAGAAGACAGAGAAGTACTTCAAGGAACTTGCCGACAAGGAGGTAGAGGTAGCCATCGAGGCAGTTGACGAAAATGAGTTGTTCAAGGCAGCGAAAGATTGCGGCTTGAAGTTCGCTGATATGGAGAGCCTTGAGGTTTTGATAGGATAAACACTAATAGCGTTAGAATTTGGTAAGGAAACCGTTCTAACGCTATTTTTGCAGCCATCTACTTTCAGATTGTTACTTTAGCAAAGTTTAACTTTAAATTTTTGCTCAAAATAAATATTTTTGTGCAGTATTGTTTATTTTTGCAGCACTTTCCTTATTATTAAGAATGAGGAACTAAGAATAAATAATAAACAAAAAAAAACAAAAGGAGAAGAATTTATGACTAAAGAGGAAGAAGATGAAGTCCATCGGTTAGTTCAATCAGTCGGTGTTGTACAGTTGTCAAGAGTAATGTTTAAGGACATGGACGTTAGCGAAATGATAAACGTCATTATCCTTGCAGGTAGAGGCTACAGCGTAAAGCTACTCACTTGGTTTAAGTATTATTGTGAAGTGATGCCTCTGTTTATCATGCTTTTTCATATTGCATGCATGGTAACATTTGCGTCTCATGAAAAAGAAATGTGCGTATGGTTTAAGGAGAATTGGGTATCGGCAGCATTTATCTATTTCTCAGTTTACATCCATCCGCTTGTGCTTATACTTGCTAGCAGATTCTTTTGGCTCTGCTACAGATGGCGTATTCCGATGATAATCTACCTATTTGGGATAAATGCTATCCATATTGTATACTGGAATGTTTTTACCACCAACGAAATGGTGGAATCTAATGTTGTAATACTTGTAATGACCATTATATTTTATGTATATGGTTTTGCCGATAAGTATTACTCAGGCAAGGGCTGTCAAAGTTTAATCTCTAGATTATAATGATATGGGAAAGTTATTTGGTTATCACACCTTGGGAGTGTTATTAAAATCGTTGTCTGACTCTTGCTTTCGAGCAGACGAGCAAGAGAAGAGAGGGGAGAAGGTAACTGCTTGCGGAATGAGCAGCGATGAGATAGAAGACCTTTGTGAGAACTATCTGCCGTATGCTCTCAACCCTATGTTGAGCACCGAGGAGGTCAAGGAGAAGCTTCACGTTTCTGATGCAACATTGAATAGAATGGTTGCTAGAGGTGACATTCCGAACGGAGAATGCAAAAAGCGAGGGCACACCCGATATTTTAAGAAGTGGGATATACTGCACTTCATTAAGAGTAAGAGAAAATAATAGTTGAACATGTAAGTATTCCTTACAAGTTGAGTAAGAGAGGTAAGTGATTGCCTCTCTTTTTTATATGTTAGAATAAAGTTTTGCACTTTTTCGTGAAATCTATTTGATGATTAAATATTTTGTTGTATATTTGTAGCGTTATTGTTTAATCATCAAATAGTTATAGTATGGCAGATAGAATTAAAGATATTGTTGTAGGCGTAGTTCTTGCACTCCTCGCCTATCTTAAACCGATTGAAGGCGAGTTGTCTTCGCTTATGATCGTCTTCACCCTCAACTTTATTTTCGGTTATCTTAGTGGCATGATTGCAAAAGGAGAGAACTTCGAGTTGAAGAAAGCAGTTGTGTGCATCGGTCACGCTACCGTGTTCTTCGTTCTTTGTGCAGCAGTATATGCAATCGGGCGATTCAAAGGACAAATGGAAGGCTCGGTCCAATGCGTTTCCTTTATCTCGTACCTAGTATTATGGTTCTACGGATGCAATATTCTTAAGAACTTGAAACAGATTTTCCGAAAGGGAACACCACCTTGGTATGTAGTGAGTTTCCTCTATTATCTCATGCGCTTCAAATTTATCGAGAAGATTCCATATTTGTCAGACTATCTAAATTACACGGAAAAGGAGGAAAAGATATGATGTTAGCGATTATTATGGTGGCAGCTATTATAGTAAGCATTATTGTATTTGGCTGCATTATTCAAAGAAATGATTATAGCGAGGAGGAGAAGTAAACATGGCTGAAATATGGAAACCAATAAAAGATTACGAAGGACTTTACGAAATAAGTAATCTCGGTCGTGTTAAATCGCTACCTAGAAATGGAACCATTAAAACTGAGAAAATTTTAACTCCAAACATGAGTGGTAGGTACGCAAGAATTGGATTGAGAGATAAAATAAAAATAAAATACTCTGTTCATAGATTGGTTGCAGAAGCATTTATCCCGAATCCAAATAATCTTCCGCAAGTGGACCACATAAATGGCGACAGGTACGATAATAGGGTTGAAAATTTAAGATGGGTTACAGCTAAAGAAAATATAGGTAACCCTGTTACGTTTGCCAAATACAAACAAAAAATGTTAGAATATAGAGACAATGAAAGATGTAAAGCCGTGTCTCAATATTCCAAAGATGGGGTTTTGATAGCTGTATTCAAATCAACTCATGAAGCGGAACGTATAACAGGTATTCCTCATTCTAACATTTCGGCAGCGGCTTTAAATAAAGTAGTATCATGTGGAAATCATACTGCAACAGTTAGGAGTGCAGGTGGTTATTTATGGAAATTTATATAATTATGGCAAAATCAGAAATTTTAGTCCCATTCATATTAAGTTGGGAAACAGATAAGTATACTAACAATAAATATGATCGTGGAAAAGCAACAAAATACGGCATCACCCTTGCTACCTGGAGAAGAGTCGGGTATGACAAGAATGGTGATGGTGTTCTTAATGAAGAAGACGTAAAACGCCTTACTGAGGAAGACTTTCATCGAGTTTTCAAGCAGAACTATTGGAATGCTTGCAAGGCAGATAAAATACAGGATCAGAGCGTAGCCAATATGCTAGTAGACTTCGCTTATAATAGCGGAGTCAGCAAAGCGGTAAAACATCTGCAACTTGTATTAGGTATCACAGCAGATGGTATCATCGGTAATAAGACGCTGTATGCCATTAATAAATCCAATGGAGAAAGACTATTTGAAGCCTTCAAGAAGGATAGAAAAGCTTATCTAAAGAGAATTGCAGTCGGTGACCAGAAAGGTTTTCTTAAAGGGTGGCTTCGCAGACTTAGCTACATTACGTATAATAATCTAAAATTGAATAAATGATGAAATGGTATGATATAAGATTTTGGAAATGGGCAATCATTACCCTAGTGGTAGGTCTTGCGCTTGTTTCTGTCTTAGGGTGCAGTACTCCTAGAGCAGTAACTACACAAACCTTCATCACAGACAAGCAGAGTGAAAAGAAATTCGATTCCCTCTTCACTACCCGATTGTCTTATGCCTTCGAGCAATGGCAACATATCCAAAAGCGAGAAACAGAAAAGGCTACCAAAGATAGCAGCTATGTAAAAGATAGCACAGCAACCCGATATGATGCGCAAGGGAATAAGATTGGTGAAGATCGTTTTCATTACGAGAGTCACTATTTATTTGAAAAGGAACGAAGAATGCTCCTCGATACCATCAGTACATATAAAGCATACAAAGATAGCTTTATATATTACAGAGGAAGATGTGACTCCTTATCAAAGATTGGTACCTCTCAGTTCTATAAGATTGACGCTCCTTCTATAAAAGAGAAATCTCTGTCAAGTATGCAGAAGATATTCTTAAAAACGGGGCAGATGTTTTGGTTCTGCTTTATACTCATAGTTATGTACTTACTATATATATCAAGGAAGAAAAAGAAAGAATCTTAGAAAAGTTGTTTAATTAAGGTTTTGAGATTTATTTTGGATAACTAGGGCGACTACTCGTGATGAGCGGTCGCCCTTTTTGTTTGCAAAGTAAATTCTTCTGTTCTAAGAGGATAAAAAATGAGCCTACCTACTATCACCATAAACCACTGATTTATAGCCACTAACGAAAACTATGATAGCCTTATAGCTTATTTCAAAACAATTTTCTAACTTTGCACACGTAACGTTACAAATAGTGTTAGTTAAATATTAAGGTTAAATTAAAAATTCGGGATATGGAAAGTAAAACTTACGTGTTCAATCCAGAGAGCGGCACAAGCGGCACAGGCTCTAATGGAATCTTGGCTATGCTTCCTGCACTCATGCAGAGACAGGGTGTTGACCCAGGTCTTATTGCACTCTTGAACAACCGTGGAAACGGAAATGGTTGGGGTGAAGACATCTTTGCAATCCTCCTCTTGTTCATCCTTATGGGCAATAATGGTATGGGGTTCTTCGGAGGTAATCGCTGCATGGGTTCTAACGGACAGGGCGGTGTTGTGCCAATGCTTAACAATGATGCCAATACAGCCGTTATCATGCAGGCTGTTCAGCGCAATGGTTTCGACGTTCAGAGCTTGGCTACAGCCCTCAACACATCAAGTGACGCAGTCATGGCTGCAATCAATGGCTTAGGTCATCAGATTTGCAACCTCGGCAATCAGATGGGCATGAATGCTAATCAGATTTTGACTGCTATCATGCAGGGTAACAATGCCATCGCTACTCAGTTGGCAGAATGCTGCTGCAAGACCAATAACGCCATAACTGCAATGGATGGCAACCTCAAGTTGTCTATCTGTCAGCAGACCCACGCCATCAATGATACGGCAAATGCCAATGCTTTGATGCTCCGTGACAAGGCTGATGCTAACAATCAGTCTGTCTTGGCTAAGTTGGATCAGATGCAGACACAGGCAATGCAGGATAAGCTCGATGCTTTGAGAGAGAAGAATAGTGCCCTGCTTGCTCAGATTTCAAACGAGCATCAGACACAGGCTTTGCAGGCTTATCAGGCACAGGTTATCACACCAGTAAATGCAGCTTTGGCTGCACTGCAGGCAGAGGTGGCTGGCATCAAGTGCAAGTTGCCTAATACCATCAGTGTTCAGTACCCTCAGTACGGAGTATTCAACAAGGACGTTTATACTGCTGCCGCCATGGGAGCTTATGCAGGTGATGTAGCGGCTTCTCGTTCAACTGTAGGATGCGGTTGTTAGGAAAGGAGGTAACTATGTTCCCTTTATATCCATTCAATCCATTTATTCCAATCGGTCAGAGAAACCAAATCAAACTTATTGATGTAGGCGGTATCTATGAGCTGAAGACAAATGCTCAGCAGGTCACAGATGCTAGTGTAGATTATGGTATCAATCCTTGCTACTACAATGCTTTGCCTTGCGAGTGCATTGTACTCTTGAAGATACATCAAGGAGTTGCCGCTGCAAGTGCGACACTTCCTGTTACAATCGTAACTCCAAATAGTGGTTCGACCACTGTTAACGGAACTGCTAACACTAGCGGAACTACTTCCGGCACAACAAAGGTGCCAGTTGTTGATCATGTGGGAAAGGCAGTGACGGGAGCTAACGTTTCTGAAACTACGGAGGCTTTGGCATACATCAATAAGAAGAGCGGTATTATCCGACTGCTTGGGTTTCAGCAGCCTACAGGCGGCTAATGGAGTATTAACTACGGAGCAGGTGGCAACATCTGCTCCATTAAAAGAGAAAGAAAATGTTTCAAGGACTAAGACAGTCTTCTCTCTTCTACATCTTAGACAAGGGAGGAGAAAAGCCGACACTAAGAATCGGTCAAGTAATATCGGTTAGCAATCCTCAACAGAAATACCCAAGCTACGTGCCTGGTCAAACACCGACATTAGAAACTACGGTAGATGTTAAGGTGCAAGTAGAAGACCAGCAAGTAAACTTTGAAAAGTTGCCTTCAACGGCACAGATAGTAAACTTCGGCAATGAAGGTGTTGTTGTCAGTGACAGCAGGGAAGCTATGTGCGCTGAGATTGATGCTATGTTGCGACATTCAAAGGGAGTCGTGGAAAGTGTAGATTACCACAATGGAGTTATAAGCTCCTGCGAGGAAATGCTCACTAGAATCAACCCACAGATTGCTAAGGAAAAGCAGCAGGAAAAAGACATCAATAACCTCAAATCAGAGGTCAGCGGCATGAAGGGAACGCTATCCAATATTGAATCTATGCTGTCTAAGGCTTTGAGCGGTAACAATTTTAAAAAGTAATTGCTATGGGATATATGGTAGAAATTACGGAAAACAAGTTCGATGAGCTTGTTGACAACTGCGAGGAAATGGTTCGAGCAGGTGGTAAGGTTATGAAGTGCTTGGATAGTTTGAAGCGCGAGCGTATGGGAAACCGTATGCCGATGCCGGACTATCGTGACAAGTGGGACGATGATGATTGGCGCGACGAAGACCGCTATGGAGAGCGACGTTACTATGGTCGCCGTGGCGGTGGACGTTACTAATGTTTAATTCGGTGGTGGGGGTATTTTCCCTGCCACCCTTAAAAGAAAGAGCTATGGGAAAATGTAGAATACCTTTGGATGCTTACGATATGAAGCCAGAAGGAATGATAGCATATCTGAGATATAATGGCTGGCACTTCAACAAGAAGGCTTGCGAATGGGCAGTCAGTCAGATGAGAAAATACAACCCAGTCACCAAAAAGGATGAGGAGGTTGACTATATGGATAAGGAGAAGGTTGAATCCATCCTTACCAAGCAGGGAGTGACACTTGAAAATAATGTAGGCTATGATCATGTCTATGTGGCAAACATGGTTAAGGCTGATTTCTATAAGTCTTCCATCGAGGACGAAGCTCACATGGCTTTGTTCGTGAAAGATATGGTTGATGATACCGATCAGAAGGATGGCTTCATCTTTAACAGATTTTATGCCGATTGCAACCATAATGGCATCGGCATTCCATGGGATGATATTTTATGATAAGTCAAGAGATATATCTAGAAAAGTACGATTGGAAAGTTCTTGTGTTTTACGGTTTGGAATCATCAGATACCGATGAGGTATGCAACTCCCTTGTGCAGATAGGCTGCACAGAAAAGGCAGTCGAAAGCGCAAGGGAGCATTGCTTACGAGGAATACCGAACACAGGTCTAACCTACTCCAATCTTGCAGGTAGAAAGAGCGTGGTTGCGGTCAGTAGGACCACAACGGAATATGAGTTCGTGAATACTGTCACACACGAAATGTTTCATGTTGTCACTCATATCTGCGAATCACTAGGTATAGACTTGAAAGACGAAGAGCCTTGCTACATGATGGGATGGCTCTGCCAGGCAGTTAGTAGGATATTCATTTAAAATTTAGAAATATGACGGACATTAAATTAATGGTGGATGCTGCAAGGCAGCTAAACCAAACTTGGAAAATGAGTAGTAATGGTTTGGAAATGGATAATGTTCCAAACGATGTGTATAATGCTTTGTGCGAAGTGGATGAAGCAGTAACCAATCTGATAGACAAGATTGGCGAAGCTACAAAAATCATTACATTAAGCAGCATCTACAAAAGCGTATAACTCTTTGATACTCAGCGAGTTAAATTTAGTATTTTTAACTAAAATAAAGTGTGGTATATTTGCATATATCACATTTTTTTTGTACCTTTGCATATAGAAAGAGTGGTTATTTTGACTAACCACAGATTATGTTGAACCAATTAAAATCTTAAAAAGATGGAAGAAATTAAGGAAATCAAAAAGAATTATGAAATGGGATTCATTTCGTCACATGAATTTCTTTGTGAATATGCAGGCGTTCTTTCTAAACTTGGAGCGCAGGGAGAACTGATTGATGCTATGAATACAGTATTAGCTCCACTTGCGGATTTCATAGTGAAGGACATCTTGAATGCCAGCGATGACGAGAAGAAACAGATTAAGGACTTCTTTAATTTTAAGTAGATATGGATACCATTCTTTTAATAAACGGATTAATTTTTCTACTTGTCGTAGCGATAGTAGATTTAGCAATGAAACATTAATAAAAATAAGCCCTCGACATCACGGATAAGTCACTTATATGAAAGCAATTAAAGTAGCAGTATTTTTTGAAATGATGAAAAGACTTATGATACAGTATTCATTCGACGAGTTGCAGGGTACTACTTTCAGAAGTCATTTCAGTGCAGTTGGCCTAGGAGATACACAGGAGCGAAACGGCTTCTTCCTGGCAGTCTACATAACAGATAACTCTGTGTTACAAGATGGCTTCATGAAGGGAGTAAGAACTTATCTTGATGATGCAGTCGTATATAAGTACGATTCTCCTTACCAAGACAAGGATGTTTTAGAGAAAGAATTAATGTACATAATTGAGATTAAAA